GTCTCGAAAAATTGGTACATAAATTGGTACATAAACGAGATGCCAAAACCCGCAAGCCCCGTAAAATCAAGGTTTACAAGAAAGGAAAGATAGAAAATGAAACTAGGAATTGTGATACTATTGCCGATTTCATGTTCCTATTCATATATCCATGAAAGCCTATAAAGCTATATACTATCGGCGGTTGGGCAAATTCAATGTAAGATATATGCCTATATAAATTTATGTAAATTTATAGCAAAATTGTGTAGTGATTGTGTAGTAGATTAGAGCCTTGATTCATATTAAAATATAGTTTTGATTTTGCAAGCAACAGCTGATATTTATTTCGGATGTACATCATTGATATTTCATTAAAAATATAGTATTCCTTGTGTAATATTATCTTGGTTGCAGATTGGTTGTCATATTGTTCCCATATGGTTGATTTATGGTTGCATAAGTAGTATAGATTAGTATAGTATAGTAGAGGTTAAGATAAGAATAGGAGAGAGAAGAATAGAAAAGTATAGGGAAAAACGGAAATTGAAACAAGAAGAACTGTAATAGCCAGTACAGTTGGATTTATGTATGGTATATTTTTGTTATTTATGCTTGCATTCTGTTTGGAAATCTGTTATTGTAAAGTTACTCTAAGTGATGAGCTTGGGTTTGAGGAAACTCGGTGAGTTCAATTATCGTGTTACATTCTTGTGAATGTATCAGGTGCGATATTTGGGCTCTTTTTTTGTTTTATGGAGAATTTAAAGGTGGTGAATGTTTTGGGTGGTAAAGGATCCGGAAATAGAATGGTAGCAAAAAATCAGGCATGGAAAAAGTCTCCTGTTATTGGCGATAATGGCATTACTGCCACGAAAGAGGAAATCAGCAAGATAACGGCTCATGCTCTGGAAATTGCTTTGTGGGACGAGATAGACACGAAAGACCCGGAGCAGTTAAGAGACAGAACGCTGAAATATCTCCAGTATTGTATTGATAACAATATCAAGCCCGGAAACCTTGGATTGTATAACGCATGGGGCTTAACCAAGGGAGAGGTTAGTAATATTCAGCGTGGGGAGCCCAACTCGGCACGCACTGGCGTCATTAAAAAAAGTCGACAAATTATGTCTCAAATTCGGGAACAGTTGATGTCTGATGGTAAGATCAATCCTGTTACAGGAATCTTCTGGCAGAAAAATTGGGATGGATTGAAGGATCAGCAGGAGGTTGTTCTTGAACCACGAAGACAGATTGAGGCAGATCAGACACCAGAACAGGTGCAGCAGATGTTGGAAGCCGATATTCCTTTGGATGAAGATCCTCCGTAAAATTGATATAAAAAATGCACCACAATTGAATGTGATGCATTTGATGCGTTGAGCTTAAAGTAAGCAAATATGTTTGCTAATGGCTTGTTCTATCTTAGGCGGTTGAATTCCGATGTAGCGTTGGGTGATAGCTGCTGATGAGTGCTGTAGCAGATGGCGCACTAACTCAATGTCGCAGTCGTTATTTTTATAGATTTCAGTTGCATAAAACTTGCGGAAACTATGCGTACTGATGTTATCATAGCCTAAATAATCACATACGATTTTGAGTTGCTTTTGCACAGCTCTGTCTGATATGTCAAAGAGTTTGGCTTGGCTATTGATCCCATGGTCCGTTGCGTATCGCAGGATATAGTTATAGATGTCAGGTATAACGGTAAATGTTCTGACTTTGCCGGTCTTTTGCTCGCATATGTCAAGGCGGTACCTGCTGCCATCTTTGATAATGTCTTTGATATGCAATTGCAATATGTCGGATATCCGTAATCCTAGATTTGCTTGCAAAACAAGGATAGTAGCTAGGCGTTCGTTTGGTTTGAAAGAATGTTTGTTCCAGACAAAGCCGCTTCGGATGGTTGATATGATGGTTTTGTATTGTTGCTGGTCCAAGGCTACTGTTTTTTTGTTCATGTGATTACTCCTTTTAAGTTCGTATTTTGTAAGCGGTTTAGTTCGTATAAATAGTATAGCACAGGCTGTAAATGCTGTAAACTGAGGAAAGTTCGTTTTTTGTATATTATACGAACTCTATTAAAAGAGGGGGGCGGGGGTTACAGGCGAGGGCGTCAGCCCTCTGCTCAGCCCCTCAAGGAACGAAAAAACAAAAAAGTGTCTTGCATCGGGGACGAATGATTGCAAGCATGAATTAGTAGATGCAAAAAATCTTAAAAACAAAAAAAGGAGATGTAGTATGCAGGCTTTGAAAATGGCAACAATCATATTCAACATAGCGATGTTGCTGTGGATGATTGCATTGGATTGCAAAGAAAAAAATACAGGCACAAGTGTAGGGTTCAAGATCTTGTCGCTTGGCTTTGGTGGAACAATCGTATATTTGATCATGAATTAGCAGAAAGGAAAAGGTGATGAAATGAAAAAGAAATTGTTGGCAGTGTTATTGGCAGTGGCATTGACCGTGTCATTAACAGGATGTACGGAAGCGGAAAAAGTGTCAGAGAATGTCTCTCAGGAAGCAGATAACTTCAATGTGCTGCGGAGATTGGCGGTAATCAATTCAAGAACGGACAAGGTAGAATTTGAACTCATCGGTGCATTTTCTCTCGAAGTGGAAAACAAGAATAAAATCAATGTGATCTGCGAAATGGAGGATGGATCATACAAAAAACATATCGTTGGCCTGAATCAGGAAACCATGTATGTAGTGGAAGATATTGGTGGTGCCAAAGTGAATAAGTACAAATATGAGGTCAATTATATTCCAGAATCTGTTGTTCCGTTCACTGTGACAAATAAGAAGTAGATAGTGTTAAGCATGATACGATAAACATGAATGCTAACCGGTGAAAATCGGTTAATGGCATATAGTTCAGTGGTAGAACACTTGATTGTTAATCAAGATGTCGCAGGTTCGAGTCCTGTTATGCCAGTTCCCACTGGTTTGAATCCTCTCTTACAGTGGGATGTTGTGGATCTAGATGCCAATCTAGTTTTTTATTACCCTTTTCCCCGTAGCAAGAGCTGTGAATGTGTGTCAAAAGCACAGTGGGGATTATTTGAAAAAAAGATATGGAGGAGGGTGGTACATACGATCGTAACAAAGCATGCCAAATATCGTATGAAACAGAGATGCGGTATTGGGAAGAACTCAATCAACAAAATGGCAAAGAAAGTATATCAGTTAGGAGTGCGGCATGCAGAGACATCAGGAAATCTGCAAAAGTGGGTTGACAGTTTGTATTTTTACAATAAATCTGCCAATCAGATCCGGCTATATGGAGATATGGCATACATATTTCACAACCAGAAGTTGATTACGGTTATTAAGGTGCCGGAGAACCTTGTTCCTGACATCGTTGCAATTAGAAGATTCAAAGAAGAGAAAGGCAGGAGAAAACATGAATCAGATCGAAGAACACAAAAAATTGGTTGAATTTCTGCATGATGTATATGTGCGGAAGAATCATGACTACGGAGACAGCTTTTCAAGATCATTTGGTAAATATGGGATTACGGCAGCACTGGTCCGCATGGAAGATAAATGGAATCGATTGGAAAATCTTGCTGGCGGCGCAAAGCAGAGAGTACCGGATGAGGGCCTCCGAGATACCTGTCTTGATCTGGCGAATTATTGTCTGATGACGGTAATGGAATTGGATCGAAGGAAGGCAGTAGAAAATCAGAAGACCTTTGAGCAGCAAGCGAATAGCACTTCAGTAAAAGAGTGTCTTGCTGATCTTGATGAAACCGCTGAAACGGATATTGATAAGATCACAATACCTGAATCACTGGAAAAAGAGAAAAAGCCGATTGATGAGGGCAAGGTGATGGCTCTTTATAGGGCAAAATGGTCACAAAAGAAGATTGCAGATGAGATGGGATGCTCGCAGGGACGGATTTCGCAGATTATTCGGGCGCAGAAAGGGTGATGTCGAAATTTATCGAACGAAAATGGTTCTTTGACAATTGAATATTGATGGTTTGCATGGTATAATAAATGAGAATTTGTTTTAGAAAGGATATGAAGAATATGCTTGGAAAAACAGAAACAGGAAAATTATATCACATAGTCAATCAAATGACTGGTGGCGGTAATTTTGGATTATGTGGATGCTACATGCCAAAAAAATTTCATGTTAAGGGATTGAATGCGTTTGAACTAGAAGAACAGGGTTTGATGTGCGAGAAATGCATGAATTCATGCTACTACAGTCAAAAAAGAGATTAGAACTTTTACCAACCATCAATATTCAATAACGAATAGGTGGTTGGTATTTTTTATGCACAAAATGAGGTGATATATTGATTTTACAGGAAGAAATTCGGAAGCAGGCTAATATGATTGCTAAAATCTTGATGCGTGGCAACAATGCGGAGATTAAGAAAAACAGTGATGGAACGGTTAAGGTTTATGAGGTTCGGAAGAAAATTGTGAAGCATTAAAGTTTTAACTGGAGCCTAAATGGGCGTGAATGATTATACTGAGCTCAATTTTGAGCCGGCTGAATTTTCAGCCCTGTGATTAAAAAAATCAAAAAAGAGCTTGACTTTTGGAACTCATAAGTTATAATATGACTTATGGAACTCAAAAGTGAGGTGATAAATTATGAGTCCACGAACAGGAAGACCAACCGAATGTCGAAAAGATCATGATATTAAAGTCAGAATAGATAATGATACTCATGAGAAATTGCTAAAATATTGCCAAGAACAAAAGATTACAAAAGCAGAAGCAATTAGAAGAGGCATTCATTTGGTTTTACAACAAAAATAAAACACTCGACCGCCTACCAAGCAAAAACGAGTGTTTTTAGAAACAAACTTCCAAAGAAATTTGATAAATCTATCATATCACTTTTCTTTGGAATATGCAAACAGAAATGAAAGGAGATATGATTTAATGCAGGAAATATCGGAAACAACAATGCAGACACCAATAGAAATTGCTCTTGGTGTTGATGAAAACGGAATGACAACAGCGAGAAAGCTATATCAGTTTTTGGAACTTGCCCCACAGAATTTTGCTAGATGGTGTAAGAATAATATTGCAGAGAATGATTTTGCTGAGGAGAATGTTGATTATTGGGCATTCTTCCTCAATGAAGAATGGGGAGGACAGGCAACGACTGACTATAAACTTACTGCCCACTTCGCAAAGAAGTTGTCTTGTAAAGGTAACGGTGCAAGAGCAGAAGAAGCAAGGGAATATTTTACAACCATTGAGGAAAAGAAAAAAGAAGAAGTCATAAATCGTAGCAAATTATCCCCGCAGATGCAGATGTTATATGCGATGATGGATGAACAGGCTAAAGTGGAATTGGAGCAAAAGCGACAGGCAAGACAGATTGAGCGTGTTGAGGAGAAACAAAGAGTTCTTTCTGAAACTTTTGAAAATCCATCAGATAAAGAAGATTTTAAGTCTTGGTGTAAGAAGTGCATAAAGAAAATTGCAGATACACCAAAGTTTTGCAGGGAGCATTATGTTAATACAAGGTATCACGATGCTTGGAATGAGAGTTATACACGGCTTAGTGAGAAGCGGGCGTGCCGATTGGGACAGAGAGTGAGAACCGCGAGAGAAAAGGCAGAGAAGAATGGAGCCAGCCAGTCAAAAATCAAGGAGATTACATATTTGTCAATCATCACAGAAGACAAGGATTTAAAGCCGGTGTATGAAACAGTAATCAAAGAAATGATGCTGGCGTATTGCGTAGCATAGCAAAAATTCGAATGGATGACAAGGAGCGATATTATGGATATATCAGTAAAAAAAGAAAATATATTAGAAGCAAGTATATTGCTTGAGAGGGTAAGAGTATTGTCAGGTATATTAGAAAGAAGATATTTTGGTCAGAGAGTAGAAACACCTGCAGATTTATGGAAAATATCGGGATATTTTTTTGAAGATGCTAAGGTTGTCAACGAAACAATAACAGATATGGTTAAAGAAGCTGAAAAGTTATTGCAAGAAGTATAAAATGTTGAAGTAAAATATTTATGGCATATACAATCGGGTATATGTAACAGTGAATAGGCACTTATCTTTGAAAGGTAGGTGTCTTTTTATGTCTGAACAAAATAAGAAAATTATAAAAGGTCTGCATCGGAAAGATCTGACCAATATCAAATTTGCCGGTGCATTGCTTGATATGGCAATCGAGGAAAAGAAAGATGATCTGAATTTTGCATTGCAGCAGGCAAAGGAAGTACAGCAGATTGCGGCAAAGGAGAGTCGAAAGAAGAACAGTATCGAGTTCGCAACCCTGTATTGGAAAGCTACTCTGATGCTGGCACCGTATTTCTTTGAGGATTTTCTGTATTACATGGAAAAGGATCGGGCACCGGACAAGAGATTTTATATGCCACGCAGACGAACACTGAAAGTGGTAGTTGATGATTTGCAGGACTTGGAAGATGGCAAGTTGGATTTTTATGGGTTATCCATGCCCCCTCGTGTCGGCAAGTCCACAATATGCATTTTCTTCATGGCATGGGTCATGGGAAAGCGTCCCAATAGCCATAATGCGATGTCAGGACACAGTGGTATCTTGGCAGATGGATTTTATGGCGAAGCACTTAATCTTATGGAATTGGATGTACCGGAAGAAAAAAGACAGTATCATTTTCTGGATATATTCCCACAGACATTTTTGCAAAAGAAGTCAGCGGAAAAGAAAGAAGTGACTTTGAATGATCCGGATCGTTTTGCCACATTAACCTGTCGTGGTATTGATGGTACATGGACGGGTGCAGTTGATATTTCTTGGGACGGTTATCTGTATGTCGATGATATGGTCCGTGACAGGCAGGAGAGTTTGTCTCCGTCACGATTAGAGGGCAGATACCAGGATTATCTTAACTTGCTTGTTGATCGTAAGAATGACGGTACAAGAGAATTGATGGTAGGTACTAGATGGAATATTCTGGATCCGCTTGGCAAAGTAGAGAAACAATACAAGGATAACCCACGATACCGTTTCAGAAAGATTCCAGCACTTAATGAGAATGGGGAGTCCAATTTTGTTTACGACTATGGCAAGGGATTTTCAACGGAATATTTCCTGAATGTGAAGAGTCGTTTGGATAAGAACGAATGGGAGGCGAAATATCAGCAACGCCCATTTGTGCGTGAGGGATTGCTTTTTGCAGAGGATGAATTACAGACGTACAATGGTGTGCTGCCGCCGGAGAGTAGTTTGATCCGTGTATTGGCTGCCTGTGATGTGGCTTGGGGCGGCGGTGACAGTCTGTCGATGCCATTTGGGTACGAATATGATGACGGCTATATTTACATTCCGGATTGGATTTTTAACCGGGGTGATAAGACGGTGACACAGCCGATTGTGGTCGGAAAAACATTGTATCATAAACCGCAGATGGAACATTTTGAGGGAAATAACGGTGGTGATGAGTATGCGGACAAGATTGACGACATGCTCCAAAAGGAGGGATACAAATGCAGCATATCTTCCAGCAAGGCACCAAATACCATGAGCAAGCTGGCAAAGATCATTCAGTATGCACCAGATATAAAGAGAAGATGTAAATTCCTTGCGGCCAATAAGAGGGACAAAGAATATCATGATGCGATGGATGAGTTAAATATGTTTGTGCAGATTGGGAAGAACGATCATGATGATGCAGCAGATGGAATTACACAGTTAGTAATGCTTGCAAATGGGGCTACCATTTGTAAAGCGAATGTATCACAGAGAACATTTTAGGAGGGGTTCAGATGACGAAGGACATTTTGAAGCAGTATAGATTTTTATCGGAAGTGATCCGTAAGGACGAAGAGAAGCTGCAGCATTATAAAGATAATCCACCGGAGGCATATCTTGGAAAGGTGCAGTCTTCCAATAAGCAGTTTCCATATCAGAGAACCATGGTGACGGTGTGTGGCAGTGAGGTAAAGGACAGGAAATATTGGAAAGATAAACAGTATGAGTTGATCGTGAAACTGCATAACGAACGGATTGAACTGGAGAAACTGCAATTGGAGGTTGATATTTTCCTGACGACTATTTTTGATAGCAGGGATCGCTTGATATTCGAGTATCTTTACCGGGACGGTATGACACAGCAGGAAGTGGCTGACAAGCTGTATATGGATCGGAGTACGGTGTCGAAAGTGGTGGATAGGTATGTAGCTTAGAATGCGAGGTATGAGATTATGGGGGTATCTAAATTGTCAGATAAATGTCGTAAATGTCCAAAGAAAAATGAATGTAATCATAAGAAAATGGAAGCATTGGCTTATTTAGAACCATGCGGGCAATCTTCAGGAGTAAATGCAAGTCAGCCACTAGCAAGAGAAACAATGCAAATAAATGTGGGTGGTGTAATACAGATTGTTTATAAAGACGATATCGAAAAGGCTATTGAAAGAGAATTGTTCAAGGACAGATTTATGCAGTTTGGAGCATAGAAAGTAACTTTCACACAATTCACACTCAAACAATGCTAATTTATTAGTATGAAACAGTATCAGAGAGCCAGACGGTCTACAAACCGCCGTGGCTCTTTTTCTATGCATTTACATAATGCAATGCAGAAAGAGGTGGATTGTCGTGCAGTTTGGAAGAAAACAGATCTTTACAGATGTGATGCAGATTACAAGGGATAACGTGGTGAAGGTGCTTAGGGATGCACTGGTAATCCACGAACAGAATAGATCGGATATAAAATTTCTGTTGGATTATGAGCGTGGTCTCCAGCCGATTGATAATCGAATCAAAGAGATCCGGCCGGAAATCAACATCAAGGTCAAGGACAATATGGCTGCGGAGATCACAGAGTTTAAACTGGGATATGAATGGGGCTCGCCAATCCGGTATGTGCAGCGAGCCAATAAAGGAATCCGGGAGAATAACAAAGATGCGGATAATGTCGGCATTGCAATGCTCAATGAGATGATGGAAGAGGAAAATAAGCCATCAGCAGATCAGGAGTTGGCGAGGTTTGTTGAAATCTGTGGAGTTGGGTACCGGCTGATCAAGGCAAAGCCGGATCAGTATCGGTTTGGAAGTTCGGTTGTGGATATTCTTACATTGAATCCGATGAACACATTTATTGTGTACACAAATGATGTGTACCGCAGACCGATTATGGGGGTGTCATATATTACCGATCAGAATGGAAACTCCACCTATGGCTGTTATACAGAGGATACCTATTTTGAAGTAAAAAATATCTGTAAAATTAAAGGTGAAAGTACACGATCAAAGTGGATTGTGTCAAATGGAAACGGGAGAAAGAATATACCAGCGGCGATCCCTATTGTGGAGTATATCAATGATTATGACCGGATGGGATGCTTTGAGCGTGTGATTTCGGAAATTGATGCCCTGAATATCGTAACATCGGACAGAGTGAATGATATTGTACAGTGTGTGCAGTCATTGTTGTGGGTACATAATGCAGAACTGCCAAAGGATGAAAATGGTAATTCCACCGTAAGAAATGGGGCATTGATTGAAACAAAGTCTACTGGAAATGGTCATGATCCGAAAATGGCATATCTGTCAAAGGAGATGTCGCAGGATGGAATCCAAACGCTGACACAGAATTTTATTGATCGTATTCACGAAAAGACAAATGTGCCGGGACGGCAGGAGCAGGGAGGTGGTTCTACCGGATCAGCAATGAATTTATCAAACGGATGGCAGGCAGCGGAGCTTTCTGCATTGAAAAAGTCACAGTTGACTAAGAAGTCAGAGAAAGAATGTATTCGCATTATGTTGGAGATTTTCAACAATGATGTGGATGTGCCGGAAGAGGTGCGAAATTTGAAACTCGCAGATATTGAACCGAAGTTTGATAGAAACAGGACCTACGATCTGGCAACGAAAGTCAATTCCTGGGCGACTTTGATTCAGAACGGCGCTGATCTGCTCAAGGCAACAGAGCTGGCAGGCTTTACGACCGATGCACAGCAGTTTGTGCTGGACAGCGAGGAAATGGTCAATAAGCTTTTGGAAAGTAAATTGAAAGGATCAGAGCCTGTGGATACAGCATCGGAAGGTAAGGTTAATGATTCGGACGAACAGATAACAATGGATGGAAAGAATATGCCGGATATGTCAGATCAGCCGCAGGCAACTCCATTTGCCAATGCGTAGAGTGGAGGGATGAACGATGGGATTAACAAATTTTGATGAGTTAAATACTCTTTCAACGACCGAAACAACCAAGGACGATCGACACAAAGCCACCCGGAAGAAAATACCGATTCATGATTATTTTGAAAATATGCAGATCAGTGAAGAAGAGAAAGAAAAGCGTGTCCGTTTAGCAAATTTGCTGCTGGCGGATGTGCTTTTTTTATTTGCCTTGTCAAAACGAAACCAGGATAAACAGTATCTCTCAGAAGCATTTCAAAAGAGATACTTATCATCGGTGAAAAAGGTGGCAGAGCCGGATCAGAAAATGCAGCAATATATCCGGAAGGTGTGTGACAGTATTGTCAAAACAACATTAACGGGTGGGCAGGATGATGGGAAGAAACAGGGAGAAACCTTGACAGACAGCGATGCGATTAAGGTATCACAGGATTCCTATGCGGTTTCAATAGAACGCGCCACCAGTGTGGCAGAGAACGAAGCAAATGCCATTCTGAATGGAGAGGAATACAGCAATGCTGTGAAAAACGGTTGTACCAAGAAGAGGTGGAAGTCTTACCGGGATGAGAGAGTCAGGGCAGATCATGCGGATGTAGATGGACAGGTTGTAGATATCAGCCGCCCATTTCGGGTTGGAAAATATATGATGATGTATCCGAAGGACGATTCTTTGGGAGCTGGTTTGGAAGAGATTGTGAACTGCCGGTGCTCGGTGGAGTATTTGCAGGATGACAAGCGGATGTTAAAAGATGACGTAAAAAATGATAAAGATCAAGGCAAAGGTGAACAGACACTTTTTGTGGATGTTACAGAGGAATATTTGGAGCTTGGAAAAAAACTGTTGGGAACAGTGAGTGATGAGGAGGAATATGAAAAAGAAGGCAATACATATTCGGTAGATGGGAAAAATGTAGTTTTAGATTATTCAGAAAGTGAAAGGAGAATTGCACAGAGTTTGGCGGATTTACTTGGTGCAGATATAAAAATGATTCCAAGAGTGTTGTATCCGCAAAAAGTATCAACGCCAGATATTTTTATAAATAATGAGCCGTATGATATAAAGGAGCCTATAGGACAGGGAAAAGCAGTTATATATAATATGGTTTCAAAGAAGAAAAGACAGGCTAACAATTTTGTTATTGACATTACAAAATGTCCATTGACAGTGGAAGAAATACGTGGACAGATTACAGATGTGTATCGTTCAAGTCATACAAAATTTATAGATAAGATAATTTTATCTAAAGATGGCAATATTCTCAATATTTATAAAAGAAGTAAAAAAGAGGAGTAGATGGCCTCGCCCAAATATGGGGGCAAGGTATCCACTCCTCAAAGATATCTTTTAGATATACTATCATTATATGGAGCAGATGTCAAATATATGTATGGCAAAAACAGACTTTCACACAATTCACATTTCCAATGTGTTATATTTTGTATAAGGAGAAATCCGAAAAAACAACACGATTAATAAAAGGCGTTTATCTCACAGCAGAGGTAAGCGTCTTTTTATTATGCGCTAGAGAAAGCGCAATATAAATTTCGCGGACAATCAGAAATCAGAGAAGATTTTAAAACGCAATGATGATCAGAGAAGATCTGAAAACGCAGAAATGAGGTAGTGATATGAGAAAGAAAGAGTTTATCCCGATGAATTTACAGTTATTTGCAGAGCCGGCAAGCGGTGATGGTGATGGCGGAAACGAACCTACAACAGGTGGAAAGTCAGGCGAAGGATCGAATAAAACAGATCCGGATAACGATGACGACGATGTCAGCCTTGCAGAACAGGTGGCACAGCTTAAGGTACAGAATGCAAAGCTGAAAAAGGCAAATGATAAGGCAACCAGTGAAGCGGCAAGCTACAAAAAGCAGTTGCGTGAGAAGCAGACTGCAGAGGAGATTGCTTTGCAGGAAAAGGCAGAGAAAGAAGCCGAGAGGGAGGAACAGTTTCAGAAGCTGCTTCGTGAAAATACAATTACAAAGTTTGAGAAGAATTTCCTTGCACTTGGATATCCTGCGGATCTGGCTGCAAAGGCAGCGACAGCACAGTGTGATAACGACACTGATGAGCTTTTCAGCATTCAGCAGACTTTTATCGAGGCAAAGGAAAAAGCAATGAAAGCCGACTGGATGAAGTCTATGCCAAATCCACCAGCTGGAAATGATGACTGTCCAGTATCAAAGGAGCAGTTTAGAAAGATGAAGTATTCCGAGCGAGTTGCTTTCAAGCAGAAGTACCCGGAAATGTACAAGGAGTATGTAAAATAATTGCATGAAATTATGGAGGTAAAAGATTATGCCGATGACGAAATTAGAAAATTTAGTAGATCCGGAAGTTATGGCAGATATGGTGTCAGCCACGCTGCCAAAGAAGATTAAGTTTACACCGATTGCCCATATTGATACAACTTTAGTTGGTCAGCCGGGTGATACGATTACGGTGCCAAAGTATGCATACATTGGAGATGCCGAAGATATTGCCGAGGGTGTTGCTATGGGAACCACAGTTCTGACAGCCTCTACTACAAAGGCAACGGTCAAGAAAGCCGGTAAAGGTGTGGAGATCACAGATGAATCTGTACTTTCCGGTTATGGAGATCCGTTAGGTAATGCAACGGATCAGCTTGCAAAGTCGATTGCAGCAAAAATGGATAATGATGGTTATGATGCCTTATGTACTGCAAAATTGGTATATGATGGTACAGAGAAAGCGATTGCTTACAATGGAATTGTGGATGCAGATGCGAAGTTTGGCGATGAATCTGACGATGCACTGGAGAAGATTTTATTCATCCATCCGGATCAGGAAGCAACTCTGCGCAAGGATGCAGACTTTATGGATAAGAACAAATATCCACTGGACGTAGTCATGAACGGAACCATTGGAAAGATTGCCGGCTGCCAGGTCGTGAAATCTAAGAAGGTTAAAGTTGTCAAATATGAAAAGGACAATGATGCCGGTACAATTACGATTGTTAAAGATGAAACTGCAGAGTCAGGAACCAATAAGCATCTTGCAACTATTGCAGTAAATTGCATTGATAAGCTGGCAGTTGGCGATAAGGTCAAAGCGGTAGATACGGATTTCTATGCCTGCCCGATTGTAGTTGTGGATACGGAAGATCCAAACGAAGATCCGGATGCCGATGGTGTAGATGTCAGCGAAGCAGCTCTGACATATTACATGAAGCGTGACATTATGATCGAGGACGATCGTGACATTCTGAAAAAGACAACGGTTATCACTGCTGACAAGCATTATACTGCGGTACTTTCGAATGAATCTAAGGTAGTTCTTGCAAAATTTAAGGCGTGAGTGGAGGTTGATTATGGGAATGTTACTTCGGAGATACCATAAAGGGGATGGTGGAATGCCATCTCCTGTTGATGTGATTGTAGAAGAAAATGAAACTGTAGATGTTGATGTAGAAAAGAAGAAGCCGGGCAGAAAGCCAAAGGCTGCCACAGAGGAAAAGGAGTAGGTTATGGCTGAGGAAGAGAAGGATGTTCTGACAGAAGAAACGCTGATCAATGAAATTCTGTCGGAATTGAAAATTGAATTGGAAGTAGAATCTGAGCAGGATATTCTTCTCTTGCAGTCAAAGATTAAGGGGGCTGTGCGGGAGGTAAAGCAGAAACGCAATTATGCAGGACGCTACACGGAGGAATATGTGGTCAATGATCTGCAGAACTACATTTCCAATATTAAGAACTTAGCCATGTACGATTATGGTATGATTGGCGGCGAGTTCCAGAAGTCCAATTCGGATAATGGAATTTCCGTCAGTATGGAAAGTAGAGACAGTGTTTTTGCAGGAGTAGTACCGATTGCACAGGTCTATTAGAGAATCAAGTGGTACGCTTGGCGATTCCTTAGAATCTCTCCTTATGTCAAGCAGGGCGGTATCTATGTGGAGGCTGGGAGCGATACCAATTATGGGGAGAGATGTTTATGCGAAAGCAGTTAAAGAGAAATAAGCGCAAAATGTATTATGCGCTGTATGATAAGCAGATGCCGGTAGGCGATGACGTGCTGGAGTGTAAAGCCGGATACAAGAAGCCAGTGGCATTCCGGGCAAGCCTTAGTACGGGACAGAGCAATGCACAGGAGAATCCATTTGGAACATCGGTGGATTATGATCGCATTATCTGTAGTACAGATATGGGGTTGCCGATCACGGAAACAACGCTTTTATGGATTGGAAAGGAGCCGTTATATCTTGATGATGGTTCTGTTGATCCGTCCAGTGCAAATTATAAGGTGGCGGCACATCCGTTGGATGGAATGCAAAGTCTGCGTATTGCCGTGAAGCTGATTGCACAGAGTGTTGTGGAAGATATGGAACAGGAGACAGATAACACTACAGAAGAGCCGGAGCAGGATTCGAGTGGTGATTTAGAGGATTGGTAAAGGAGAGATTTATAGTGAAACAGTATATTGGTACAAAGATGATCAAAGCAAGACCCATGAACAGAGGAGATTACAATAAATACCGTGGCTGGAATATTCCAAAGGATGAAAATCCGGCGGATGAGGGGTATTTGGTAATGTATTCCGATGGATATGAGAGTTGGTCACCGAAAAAGCAGTTTGAGGAAGCATACAGAGATTGCATGGGCATGACATTTGGTATCGCTTTGGAGCTTTTGAAGAAAGGGTGTAAGGTTGCTCGTGAGGGATGGAATGGGAAAGAACAGTACATTCAGTTAGCAACAAGCATTTCTTATAAGTCCGCAGATGACGAGATTGTAAATTGTGAGCATGAAGCAATCGGAAATAAGGCTATTGCCTTTGTTGGGACATCTGGCGTGCAGATGGGATGGCTTGCATCACAGGCTGATATGCTTGCTGAGGATTGGGTTGTTGTAGAATAATGTTCCAATGTAGCTCCTTTTATCGTATAATAGCGATGAAAGGAGTGTGATGTTATGGGGAAAAAGAATTATAAAAATATGAATTTCAACAATAAAGATGATTATTTGTATGCTTTATACGGCTTGATTGAGTATATCTATCCTCTGTTGGAAAAATATATTCGATATAATGGCCAGTTAGGCTTGTATTTAGAAGAAATAATTAAACAAAATAAGCAATATATTGATTTTGATATTTGTGAAGAATGGAAAGACAAAATACAAAATGTATCACATTGCTTACTAAAAGGTTTTGTGGATGAAGCAAGCACAGGGTTTTCTTATATTATGTTTAGAAAACTAATGAATAAAACTAAATACAAGTTATCAGATATACCTAGGGATGTTGATGAAGATTTAAAAGAGTTAAGAGATGTAAGAAATTGGACATTTCATTTGGCTCAAAGTGATTTTGTGGCATCTAAGGAAGTGTTTGACAAAAGTATTTCCCCTGAGTTTAAAAAATATATTGTTCATCAATTTAATCCTATAAAGATAAACAAATATCGTGTTGCAGAAACAATAATGATGGCAAGTTTTCATGACCATACTGCTCACAGAATTGAGGTATATGAGAAAGTATTTGATTTAATGAAAAATGATTTTGAAATTCTTTTAGGCGAGAAAATACAAATTGCAGAATGCATGAATGATATATATTATTTTTTGGACGATAATTTTGCAACAGCACAGTTATCTATGGCAATGCAAAAGAAAAAATATGATGGCAGTGATGAACAATATGAAAAAATTACAGGCAGGAAAAAGAATAAGTTGTAAAGAAATAATATTGTTAAAGTAGGTAGGATTATGTCAAAACAAATAAATTTTACCTACGACAGCCTATCGTCCATTGACGCTGCCATAAAACAAATGCAGGCATACCAGGAACAGCTTACACATAAATGCCGTATTCTTGCCCAGCGTGTGGCGGAGATTGGTGTGGAGATTGCTAGAGTGAACATTGCGGACTTTGATGCAATCTACAGCGGTGAGCTGTTATCAAGCATTCGGGCAGAGTATAGTGGCTCTGTGCCGGATGGTGCAAGTTGGCTTGTGATCACGGATTGTCCGTGGGCGGCATATGTGGAGTTTGGTACAGGCGTCGTAGGGCAGGAATCCCCGCATCCGGATACTTCCATTGTGGGGTGGAAATATGATGTGAATCAGCATGGCGATATGGGTTGGTATTATTTTAAGGATGGCGAATGGCATTGGACAAAGGGAATGCCTAGCCGTCCTTTTTTGTACCAGACCGGTATGGATCTGCGAGAAAGAATAGAGGAGATAGCGAGGGAGGTGTTTGCCGGTGCTTAGTGTATGGAACAAGGTTAATAAGCGGATGATGCAGAGGCTGAAAACAGATCCGGATGCACCGTATCCGAAGTTGTATCTGACTTCTACGGATTCATCCAGTGCACCGACACAGTTTCCGTGTTTGTATATCAAATCGCTTGGAGAACCCACAGCAGGCAGAGACTTCCAGAATACGCAGTGCTACATCACATCCACGATCGAGATACATGCGTATTCGGCAGCATCGCCAAATGGATCGCAGACAGAAGCGAGAAAGATCATGGATGCGGCAGGAAATGTGATGCTTAGCATGGGGTATGATCTGATTGCGGGTCCGTACCCGGATAATCGGGAGTATTTCCGAATCATTGCGAGATTCCGAAGGATTGTCGGTGATGGCGATGAGTTGTAAAAAAGAATATGAAATAAGAATGCTTTGGCATTTTTATGATAGAAACAGTAAATGAAAGGACTTCGAGATTTCGAGGTTCTTTTTGTTTTCCAAAAAAAGGAGGAAAAGAAGATGGATTTATCTACGATTGGCGTAAAATTTGGATGGGCTGTTGAGGAGACAGCTGGAACCAAGCCAAAGGCATTTACTTGGATCAAGCGATGCAGCAAGATTGCCGGGATCAATGTCACTAAAGATAAGATCGATGTATCCTGTTTTGAGGATAAGATCAAACAGTACATTGCTGGTGTTGGTGATACTGGTGGAGACTGGAATCTTAACTTCAACGGGTCAAGAGATTTTGTTACGGCTTGGGATGCATTATTAGATGCATCTTTGGAAGGTAAGGCGGCAGGAAAAGCTACATGGGCAGACATTTATATCCCCGGCTTTGGTTCTTATTTTCTTAAGTTTGAACCGGGAGAGATTCCTATGCCGGATTTAGAACCTGGTAGTAAATTGGATATCCAGATTTCCAATGTCATCAATGAGTACGATGGACTTGGAGAATCTATTGAGCCAGTGGCAGCCTAAGCAGTTGCTAGAGCAACATGATATTTTTTTGAGGGGGACAAATCAGTGTCCCCTTTCATGAGAAAGAAAAGGAGAGATTTGATATGAACATTACAGTGAATGGTAAAGAGTATATTTTGGAATATACATTTGAAGCAGCAGAGTGTCATGAGTGTATTGATGCAGCAATGGATATTTTTGGCGGTATGATGACGGCAAAGATTGACAGTAAACATTCGGAAGAGATGCAGGTGAGAGATTTTCTGATGAGTCTTTCAGATCTACCAAGAATGGCAATGGACATGTTTTATGCTGGTTTACTGGAAAATCACGGAACGGGCCCAGATGGAGACGGAACAATTACAAGTCGTGCAGATGCGAGATGTTTGTATAAACAGTTTTGCAAGGAAAATCCTGAAGATGAAAGAGCAACATCTTACTATGCTCTTTGTACTTCTATTGCAGAGCAGATGGAGAAAGATGGTTTTTTCAAGCGAACCGGAATGGAAGACATTCTGGAGAACATGGAGAGTCTGGTCAAGAGCAAACAGAAAAAACAGCCGAAGAAACCGATGGATCATCAGCGGAAGAAACCAACCAAAGCGCAGAAAGCAGCAATGGAAGCGAGAGCGGAGGGCAAAGAAAACGATTTTCAGAGCTGATTTGGGAAGAATTTCTGCCAAAAGCTTTGCTGTATGGCTGTCCGTATGACTTGTTTTGGCACCTGAATCCTACCAAGCTGACGGCATTCCGTAAAGCATACGAAGATAGATTGCAGCAGAAGGAAGATGCAATGTGGCGAAATGGTCTGTACACAATGCGTGCCATCAATGCTTGCTTTGGAGGGAAATACCCTGAGAAGCCGCTTTTTGAAGTTGGAGAAAGCAAGGAATCCTCCGAACGACAAGAGCATGATGGTTATACTGAACAAGAAATTAAAGAAGCTAGAGAAGCTTTGGTCATGCAATTACAAATCATGGAAGGACAGCAGCGGAGAGCAAAACGTAAAAAAGAGTTATTTGAGCATTAAGTGGAGAGCAGCCCAATATGGGTTGCTCTCTTTTCTTTTACCGTAGGAGGTGCAGAATGGCAGCAATAGATAGTTTGAACATTAAGGTAGATGCGTCTGCTCGAAGTGCCAACGAACAGTTGGATAAGCTTGTAAAGAAGATGATGGAGTTACGCCGTACATTGGGCGGTCTTAATGCCAATGAACTTAACGCATTTGCGAGCGGTATGAGCCATTTTACCAAAGCAGCACAGGCATTGAGTGGCGTGAAAACTTCCGATTTTACGAAACTTGCAAAAGGCTTGGATAAGTTAGCAGATGCTAGACAGTTGGAGAATACAGCACAATCTGTGGAAAAGTCAGCGGGCTCTTTGCAGGAATCTGTATCAATGGCACAAAAGGCACTGGGCTCCGGACTGAAATTTGATAGTAAGGGTATTCAGAATGTAAAGAAATCTGTCCAGTCCTTGGCAAATGAATTTTCTAGTGCAGGTACCGGTAATGCATTATCTAACAATTTGTCAGAAATTGAGAAAGAGGCAGATAAACTACGCAACAAACTGGATCAATTAAGTGAAAAAGAGCAGAAAGCGTTAGCAGTTGGAAATTCGTCACCAGAGAATAAAACATTCCGTAGTTTACAGTATGATATAGCTGTTTCTTTGAATAAATTATCAGAATTGGAACAGAAGATCTCACAGATGAAAACTCACAAGGTGCAGGATTTAGCATCCATTCCTATCATTCGCTCGGATGCTGGAAACGGATTTTCCGAAACAAAAGCCGCGGCCAAAACAATGCTAAATACGGGACGTGTGCCAAAAAGTGCTAAATATTCGGTAGATGCTTCGGCAGAGTCTTTGAAAGAGTCGCTAGAACAGGTGAATCGTGCAGAAAGTGCAGTACAAGGTTTTGCGGGAAAAATAGCAGAGGCAAAAGCTCAGCTTGCCAGTATTGAAAAAAGTGGGAAGAGTTTAGGAACTGATGAGTGGGATGAGGCTTATATTGCATTACAGAAAGTAGTCACAGAAGCCAAAGCATATAAAGCTGCTTTAAATGAGAGGGCAAATGGATTGGAGACTGATATTAAATCAACGGACAGCTTAGATGTAAAACTCCAAAAATTAAAAGTAGATCTCAAACAACTTAAAGCAGATGGTTTTGGATTTGGTGATAAGGCTTTCGATGAGACTTACAGGGAAATCTTAAAGACCGATAGTGCCTTGAAAAAGTATAAGACAGATTTGAAAGAATCTGTCAGTGGTGAACAGAATCTTAGTACATTCGATAGAGTGAAACAGGGTTTTCATTCCATTTGGACAGAATCTCAACAAGCAGGAAATTCTGCATCTAGTTTTGGCAGTAAGTTGAGAAGTTTTATGTCCTCATTGCGTGGAAATGCTGTGTCTGCGTTTGGAAGTCGTCTCAAAGCGTTGATCCCAATCTTTCATGGGACTACTAGCTCTACGGGAAATCTAATCAGCAAATTGGCTAAGCTGTATGTTGGATTCCGCTCTCTTCGAGGGATTGGTGAATATTTGCGTGGTGCCGTAGAATCATCCATGGATTATATCGAAGAATTTAATTATTTTGACACCACAATGGGGAAGATTGCGTCTGAATGGGGCAAGGAATACAAGAAATATGGTTACCAAAATGCAGAGGAATATGGAGAATCCTTTAAAAATCGTTTAACGCAAACTATGGGGAAAATGACCGGGTTTCAGATTGAAAACGATGGAACTTTGTCTGATCTTGGAAAAAAGAATCTTGGACTGGATCCGACACAAATGACCAACTATGCTGCCAGTGTAGCGCAGGTGACAAATTCAGTTGGAATGACAGGAGAAGCATCTGTGGTAACATCCGAAGCTTTATCTATGCTTGCCGGAGATATGTCTTCCTTCAAAAATCTTGATATGGATACAGTTATGAATAACTTTTCATCGGGATTACTGGGGCAGTCTAGGGCATTGTATAAGTTTGGTATTGATACATCAAATGCAACATTAAAACAGTACGCCCTTGCAAACGGAATCAAAAAGAATGTTTCGGCTATGTCACAGTCGGAAAAAATGCAGCTTCGTATGTTGGCTATTTTGGATCAATCCAAGGTATCATGGGGAGACCTTGCAAAAACCATTAATTCGCCATCAAATCAGTTACGCTTATTGAATAATAATTTTAGATCGTTATCGAGAACAGTAGGTGCTATAGTGTTGCCTGCAGTGGCAAAGATACTGCCATATATCAATGGACTGGTTATTGCCATTCGCAGACTTTTTGAGTGGACAGCATCCATGCTTGGAGTCGATTTAAGTAAAGTGATTGGCTCTTCCGGGGGTGGCTATTCAGATGCTTTTGATGGACTGGAAGATTCTGCTGACGATGCTAAGGATGCCGTTGATGATACATCAGATTCTGTTAAGAAACTGTCCAAGCAGCTCATGGGATTTGACGAGCTTAATGTGATCAATACTAATTCTGATAATACAAAAAAGGATGATGGTAAGAATAGTAAGCCTATCGATCTTACCAGTCAATTGTCTAATGCTTTAACTGATTACAAGACTGTTTGGGATAAGGCTTATAAAAATATGACTAATGATGCAGAAAAATTTGCCGATAAGTTGACTAAGTTATTTAAAAAAGCTTGGAAGTCGGGGAATGGTACAGACATTGGCTCTGCCATTGCTGGCTGGCTCAATAAGGGGATTTCATGGGTCAACGACAATGTGGACCAGTTTGCAAAAGGGGCGAAAAAGGTTGCCAAATTGCTTGCAACTGCTATCAATGGGTTTGTAGCTAAACTTGATTGGGCAGGACTTGGTAGTGCTATTGGAAAATCCATGAAAGCGGCAATTGAAGCAGAAACAACATTCTTTTCGACAGTAAATTGGTTGAATCTTGGCAAAGCTATTGCCACAACACTTAATGCTTGGATTGATACCGGTGTTATTCAATCGTATCTCAAGGGCACGGCCACCAAAATAAGAGCAGCTATTGAACTGGCTTTCGGAGCTATAAAAACATTTCATTTCAGTAGTCTTGGCACTGCCTTGGGACAGGGGATTAATGATGCGTTTGCTGTCATGAATAAAGTCAACAAAAAAACTGGATTAAATGGTTGGCAGGAGCTTGGTCAGACTATTTCTGGGGGGATTTCTGGAATCCTTACATCCATCTCAACGGCACTGAATACTGTGAAATGGGATAGTGTGGGGCAAGCAATTGCAACTGCAATTGGTTCTATTGATTTTAAAGGAATTGTGTGGAATCTTAGGGATGTTGCCATAAAAATATTAGGGGCACTTGCGGAAGCGATAAAAGGTGCTTTTGCACAATCTCCAGTCGAAACAGCAATTGTTACTGCGTTAGGTTTTATTAAGCTTTCAACGCTTACCACAAAATCAATGGAGAAGGCAGCAACTAAAATATTGAAAGTGCTTGGTATTTCCTTAGAAAAAGATGAGACAGCATTAACAGTATTAGGCGGCAAAATAAAAGGTGCTATAGAAATAGCATTAGGCAAAGTGAAGGACTTCGGAATGAATTATGTCAAGCCATTGGCGGGGAAAATAATGGGTAAAATTGCAACTGCAGTTGGAGCTGAAACAGCTACAGTGAGTGGAATCGCAAGTGCAATTGGAACTGGAATTACAACTGCCTTTGCACAAGTTCCAGCGCTTATGACAGGAAGTCTTTCTGGGCTAGCGACCGCTGGCGCAGCGGCAACAGCGGCAACAGTGGCAACAACGCTTGTAGCAGCAGTAGCGGCGGTTGGTATTGGTGCAAAGATTGGAAAATCCATCGGCGATGAACTTGTTTCTGAAGATATGAAACAATATCAGGTTGATTGGAAGTTTTCAGATTTTATTCATTTTACCGATGATGATTGGTCAGATTTCTGGTCAGCGTTTGCTGATTGGTGGGTAGATGTGCAGGATTGGTGGGGAAATAAGGCATTAGCGATTAAAACAACTTTTGGAGATTGGAAAAAGAGTATTTCCGGTTGGTGGAACGGTGTTAAGGCTTGGTGGGGTGATAAGTATGTGACTCTTAAAGCTGCCGTACAGGAAAAAGTAGATGGGGCGTTGGACAAGGTAAAAGGTGCTTGGAACGCTATTAAGGACAAAGTATCTACATTGACAGCAGATGCCAAGGAAAAGGCAGCAGGGGCATTAGCAGCACTTAAATCCCGTTGGACGGCCATTAAGGATAGCAAAGCTGTTAAGACACTTGAGCAGACAGGCAAGGATATCATTGATAAGGCGAAGAAGTCTTGGGATGCTATCAAATCTGGACAGGCAACAAAGACCTTGAAGGAGAAAGGTAAGAGCGCAATCGAAAAGGTGTCTAAGATTTGGAATAAAATCAAGGACAGAGAAGTAACCCAGACTCTCAAGCAGGAAGGTACGAAAGCATTTAATAAAGTCAAAAAAGCTTGGGATAGCTTGACTGATAAGAAAATTTCAGTCAGTCTCATTACGGATGCTGTGAAAAGTGGAATAAAATTGATCATTGATTGGATCAATAAGTATATTATCGGTGCGATCAATAAGATCAAGGTTTCGATTCCTAAGTGGGTTCCTAAAATTGGAGGTAAAGATTTTGGTTTTAACTTAAAAACGATAGCAATGCCTAAATTTGCCACGGGTGGATTCCCGGAGCAGGGCCAGTACTTTTTGGCACGAGAGAAAGGACCGGAGCTTGTAGGTACGATTGGAAATAAGACTGCTGTAGCCAACAACAATCAAATTGTACAATCCGTGTCAGATGGCGTATTTAATGCTCTTAATCCTGTGCTTACTCAAGTGTGTAATGCTATCAACTCTATGGGTAATGGATCAAGTGGACAACCTTTGTATGTGGAGGGAGTATCAGATGGAGATATCGTGCGCATAACCACCAAGGCGAATACCGATCATAAAAATCGATTCGGAAAACCGCTATATATCTAGAAAAATTTGTCATATTGTATCGTGGTGTGGTACAATATGGCAAAATTCTTTTTGGATAAATTCGTGTGGTAAGAGAAGAAAATTCTAATTTCTTTCTGTATGTGAGTGCTAAACACAATGAAATTATGGCAGAAAGGAGTAGGGAATATCATGAAAGAATCAGAAGATAAAGTTTTGGAGTTAAGTGTTTTATTGGAAATGGCAAGGGTGCTATCGGCAATCTTGACGAGATAGTATTTCGGACAGGAGGTAGCGACACTAGCAGATTTATGGAAAATTTCGGGATATTTTTTTGAAGATGCAAAGGTGGTTGCAGAAATCATTAAAGACATGGTTGGGTTGCAGGAAAGCTATTAAATGAAGCGGTTTAATAGGAAAAAGGTATATAGAGCGGACAAAATAATTATGCAGTGATGCAATAGTCTATTTGACATATTGAAAGTATAATGTTACTATGAAGATGAAAAATATCATATGTATTTACAACTTAGCATAGAAGTAATTTTTACATTTTTGTGTAGGATTATTTAATAAGTTGCATACTTTATTATGGGAGGTGTAGCTTATGAGGAAAGAAAAGGCGAGAAATATGAATGGTTTTTATTTAACTAGTAATAAAAATTCATATGTTTGGCATGAACCATTGAGTAAAACGGAGACAAAGATGGAGTTATCTAATTCTGTTTTTGATGGGTGTGTAAAGGGTGTCAATCATATGACAGTCACCATGAGAAACGAAATTGCTAGTACGATATTAGGAGGTAATGAACATGGCAGAAGAAGATCCAAATTTATTGTCCGAGGGAAAAAAGCAGGAAGACGATGCGGATAATGAAATTGCAGTAACGGATGGCACGCTTCCGAAGGAAATTGATGAAGTACTTGATTCTATTCCGGATCAAAAGCAAGCAAATGTAGTGAGAAGGATTATGTCGTTGCAGTTTAGTGCAATATCTGCTACGCCAGAAAATGCAATTTCAAAGAAAATAACCTCAGATCATATATCTCAGTATCTTAATGATTCTAGAGTTGCGATGCAAGAAAGTTTTAAAGAGCACCATGAAGATAAGATATTTAAAGGGGTAATAATTTTGAGTGCACTGGTATTTATGATTGTGATAATTATTTTGTTAAAGAATCAGCCTAGTGTTATGGAAAAGGTTATTTTTAGTGTTGTCAGTCTTGTGGCAGGTGCTTTGGGTGGCTATGGTTATGGATATAAAAAGGGAATGGAAGAGTAAACATAGTTTCACACAATTCACATTTTAGTCATGTTATATTGTTATCAGAGATTTAAGGCACTCGCCAAATGGTGGGTGTCTTTTTTGTGTGCAAAATAAGGAGGATGGTTGAATCATGGCTTATTCCGCATCTAAGGGATTGCTTGCTTTGCCGATAGATTATAGCAAAAGTAGTGGCTATACCTATCAGAAGCTATCGTACAAATACATACAGCCTAATGGTGCGTTGACTATTACACCTAATCAGATGCAGGATCTTGATTCTTACGTAAATGGTGACGGCTATTTGAAGCGTAAGGTGTTGAAACACAGTCGTACAAAGATTGAGTGGAACACGCCATATTTGACTTATGAGGATAAATGTAAATTGATCTTGGCAATACGAAAGGGGTATAAGCAGGGGGATGGTGACTACTCTTCTCGAACTATTCGTGCAAGGTACTACAACGACTGGGAAGATGATTACTCCACGGGTAAGTTCTACATGCCTGATGTACAGTTTCAATATGGCGGGTTGTATCACGGAGCACCAATGTATTTGCCGATCCGTTTGGCGTTGATTGAGCATTAGGAGGATGATTGTAATGATTGAATTGACTGAACAGCAAAAAAGAGTGTTCTACTCGCAAGGGTATTTTAATCGATACAAAATGTATTTTCCGGATCTTGATTTAACGATCGATAATGAAACAATCCACACAGAATCTGTGAAGATTGAAGAGAGTATTTGCAGTAATGAAGATTTAACGCTTGGTGGCTGCATTGCATCTTCGTGCGAATTTGAGGTGTCAGAGATCTTGCAGAATGATCTTAGTGGTATGGAGTTTATGTCTACGTTGGAGACAGTGGACGAAGAAGGCAATGCTGTGGCAGAGATCCCAATGGGAAAGTATCGTGTTTATTCTGTAGGAATGGTGGACGATAGGGACTATAAGAGAGTTGTGGCATATGATGCGATGCACAATGCTTCTGCTAGTATATCTGATTGGTATGAGGGATTATTCCCGGTGATCTCATCGAACGCGGTCACCAAGACCGATGATAATGGCACCGAGATCACGGTAATAGTGAAAAACTATGGGACGACTACGCTTAAAGCAATGCGCGAATCATTGTTGCAGCACTTAGGGATCCCGTATGAAGAGCAGTCATTAATCAACGATGACATGATCATCAGCAAAAGTCTGCAGCCATCGGGAGACAATTGCACCGGATTAATGATGCTCAAGTGGATGTGCGAGATCCACGGCGGTTTTGGCCGAATGAATCGTAATGGCAGATTTGAGGTAACGACCTTGCAATCTTCCGGGCTGTACCCGGATGAAGATCGGTACCCGGATGTAGACCTGTATCCGGAGAATGGCAATGCATCCTCAGTTGCGCTTGGCATTTCGGACGAGGAACCGAGAGCAGAGTACATAACGGCAAAATTCGAGGAATACATGACAAAATACATTACCGGCATCAATGTACGTACAGAGGACGATGATGTTGGATGCACAGTCGGAACAGCGGAAAATCCGTATATCATTTCCGGAAATGCTTTGCTATTTGGAAAGACGGCCGCAGAACTAAAACCGATTGCTGAAAATATTCTGAATGTAATCAAGGATATTATTTACCGCCCAAACACAACGGAGCTGATCGGGCTGCCATATGTAGAGGTTGGAGATGTATATTCAGTTGAAAAAGAAGACGTGGTGGAATCCTATGTGCTAAGCCGCACACTGTCCGGCATTCAGTTATTAAGGGATACCTACGAGGCAAAGGGTAGTGAAACACGATCCAATAACGTGAGCGATTCTTCGGAGTTGATCCGGACGAAAGCCAAGATCCTAAAGATTCAAAAAGATATTGATGGCGTGCGGATTGAGATGTCAGATCTGGAAGAGGAGACATCATCACAGTACGAGCAGACCAACAACAAAATAGTGCTTAAGGTAACGGACAATGGCAATCTCGTACAAGTCAGCTTAGGATCTGATCCGGAAAAAGGTACAGAGTTTAAGGTGGGAGCCAACAACATCGAACTGTCGGCAGAAGACGTTATCAATCTGTTATCGGGTGGCACGATAAATTTATCTGCAGGCGAGGGAATAACTATTGAGGCCCCAAATTTTCAGTTGAGCAAAGATATTCTTAGGATACTGACTAAGAATTTTACGCTAGACGAAGAGGGCAACGTAACAGCGGCTAACATTACGATCACTGGCGGCAGTATCAAAATTGTATCAGACAGCAATGAACCTTTGATCGAGATGCAATATGGCACTGACGATAATATGGTTACAGCCGGATTGTCACCAGAAGGCGTGTATTATACTTCGGTAACGGACACGTGGGAAGAACGCAGCACTAGTGGACTGCTGACAAAGTATCGCACAGCAGTCAGTACGGAGCATAAAAACGGAACATGGCAGACAAACATGATAAAACAGCGTACATTTGGCGATGCGCAGGACTGGGAGACAATCGAAGAGTACCCTGCGGCAGAAATTGCTTACCATGCTGTAAGTGGCAAGGAGATAAATCGTTTTTACAGCTCGCAGGTGAGCAGTTATTTCGCTTCTACAGCACCATTTTTTGACGCTGTTGATCTATGGAAAATTGATACGATCAATTGGGTTATGGCGAATGGATTTACCATAAATGATGCCTATACATCATGTTTTAAGCTGGCAGACGGCGTGGTGCATCTTGCCATGGATGTTAGAGGTGCGATTCCGGCCGGTAAATGGACAACGGTAGCTATGTTCCTGCCGGATGTATTTGCAGGATTCAACATTGCACCGGTAACAGCGACCGCTAAGCAAACAGTCATGTATCCGATCTTGACATCGCAGTCTGGGGCTGGTGCACAGGCGGCGGCACGATTGACTTTGATCGGACCGGAAGTTGGCATAGAAATATATCAATACGGCACGGCGGCAGCAGATTGGGCACAGATAACGATGGATTACTGTGTCGCACTGAAAGAGGGTGATTAACGTGTATGAAAAAGTAACGCATGATCCGATCGGATGGAAAAACAAGCGTGTAGGGGGTACTAGCCTATCCGCTGAGAACCTCAACAAAATGGACGAGGACATCACCAAGATAGCAACGCAACTGGACTATGCCTACCAAGATTTATCAGGCAAGATCGAAGAAACGTCAATGCTGGTAGATACTATCAATGGGGAGGTGATCTAGTGGGAACCCTAAAAGAAAAGCTAAGCTATTTGTCGGAGACGAAAGAAGCAATTAAGCAGGCTCTTATCAAGCAACAGGTTACGGTGACGGATGAAGATACGTTTCGGAGCTATGCAGATAAGATAGCCGGAATAGAGGGTGGCGGCGGGGGCAGTAAGGTTATAAGTACAATGCCGGCAAGTAACGCTGGAAGTATTAATACTGACAATATGATCGAAATATGTTCAAGCGATGGTGCAAATTATTCGAGTGAGATCGAAATACAAAACATCACGGCTAACAGGTTTTTTGCAAACGCAGAGGAAGCACAGGGTTATGCGTTTGCAAACTCGATATACAGCGATGATAGGCAGCCATGGCGAGCTTTTGACGGAAACACATCGACATTGTGGTCGACTGAAAGCACGGACAACCAGGACGGAAAGTATTTAGGTTACAACTTCCACGATGTGGTGTATGAGGCAATAATCAGTTTGACGCTAAGCACGGATAACGCAGGAACACCTAAATTTAAGATACAAGGATGCGAGAGCGCTACCATAGATGAGAACTCAGTTTGGGAAGATGTATCTGATGTGGTGGAATTAGGTTCCTATGAATCTACGCAAACACGAACCTATAGTGTAACTAATGGAAAAGGATATTGCGCATTCCGTGTGCTGTTGCTTGCAGGTGGTAGGCAAAGCAGTACATATGGATGGGCGATATACGAAATGAGCATAAAAGGTAAAAGAATGGAGGGATAATATGCTGACTAATAACTTTTATCTTGCAGTAGCAGGGCAACTTGCATGCAATACCGAAGCAAATAGATATGACATGATAGGTACGGATGGAAAGAAAATAACAAACGGAACTTCTTATGTAACGCCTGATAATTTCAATCCATTTCATTACGGAGCTATGGCGTTTTTGGCGAACAGAAATCAATTAACAGGTGCAGCAGGAAGTCCAGCAATAGGGATCATTATAGGTGATGGAACTACTCCGCCAACTGTTGATGACTATAAGCTGGAAAATCAAATAACAGATGGCTTTGGCTGTGTCACTTCATATCCGTCTGATGTAAACCAAGTTTATAATAGTCGTGGCATCATTATATGCGCCAGCATTACGAACAACAAAGCTGACGATCTAGTGATCAAAGAGATTGGATATATCAGATCACAAAGTACGTATTGGACATGCCTATATGACCGCACGGTACTGGAAGAACCGATCACAATTGCACCAAACGAAACGAAAACTATAGAATATAGGCTTAAAATGCCACAGCCGTAAGGCGGAAAGGAAGGTACATTATGGACAAATTACAAATTTATGCAGCACAGTTAGGGCTGTCAACAATAACGGCAACTATTGCGTCAAAGTGTGGATTGCTTGGATGGATGCTAGTGGCGGTAGCTGCAGCAATGGTCATTGATTTTCTGGCCGGTATGGCCGCAAGTGCCAAGGAGGCAGTGGAACACCCGGATGATAAGTCATACGGATGGAGCAGCAGGAAAGGGATGATAGGGATCTTCAAGAAATTTGGTTACATACTTGTCATTGTGGCATCAATGATCGTAGATTTCCTGATCTATAAGCTGTCAGGAGTATTGTCGGTCACACTTCCGATGACCATGTTCTTCTCTACGCTGGTCACAGCGTGGTTCATTCTGAACGAATGCTTGAGCATCACGGAGAATGCCGGTCGGATGGGAGTAAAGGTGCCAGTATTTCTGACGAAGGTGATAGTTGTACTTAAGGGCACAGTGGAGGAAAAAGGGAATATATTGAAGGAAAATACAGAAATGGAGGAAACAGACTATGAAGAAAGAACATGACGTTAGAATTGACAGAACGAAGCTGCACCCTTGGCTTGATTATAAATTGACGGTGCTGCTGAAAAAGTGCGCAAAAAAGAAAATATATTTGATCATCACAGAAGGATTTCGGACGAAGAAATATCAAGATCAGTTGTATGCTAAAGGACGTACAAAGCCGGGCAAGGTAGTAACGAACGCAAAAGGAAGCACATACTCTAGTCAGCATATGTGGGGCATTGCGTTTGATATTGCGATTCAGTACAAAAAGGATCTGTATGATATTAACACGATCAAGAAAGTAGCAAAAATTGCTAAAGGTATCGGACTTGGTTGGGGTGGAGATTGGAAATCCATTGTCGATACGCCACATTTCTACTTGCCAAAATGGGGTAGCACGGCAACGGAATTGAAAAGAACTTACAAAACACCGGAAATGTTCAAAAAATCATGGACAAAGAGGGTGGTAAGAGATAAAGGACTGCTGCTCTGGAAAGCCACCAGTAAATTGACCGGTAGCTATTTGCGAATTCCAAAGGGGGCAAAGGTCGAAGTTCTTTTCGTGAGTTCCAAATCTTGGTATGCTAAAGTACGATACAAGGGAAAAGTAGGTCACGTAAACAAAAAGTTTATAGAATAAACAAGGTTTATATGATAAAATAGGTTTGTTACCGCCTCCTAGATTGGTACGGAAGGGAGGTGAACTGCGTGGAATATATCATTTCTCTTATTGTTACTGTTGCGGCTGGTGTAATTTGCCATTACATCATCAAATGGTTGGACGGTGACAAATAGTCGGTAGCCAGCCTGTGGAATTAAGCCTTTCCACACCCAAAATAGGAATAGAAAACCCCAGTGCTGGAACACCGGGGTTTTTGTTTTGAAGTCGAACTGCATGGACTTCTCATTTCTCTTTGCCTACTGGCATTATAGCATATGCAAAATTCAAATACAATATACAAAAATTAGATATTGGTCAATTATTCTGAATTTCCCCTATACTATTCTAATTATTCTATTCTTATCTATACTTAATCTATACTATACTAATCTAATCTACTTATGTGACCTAAAAGTAACCATTTGACAACCAATCTGTAACCAAAGATTCTAATTATGTATTTTGACGTATTTCATTTTTATTGTAAATACAGTATCTTTAGTGCCAGTAAGTGCTCTAGTCATTTCCTCCGGCTTTTCTATAGTCCCATATACAGTGATTATATCATCGGCAAGTAATTTAGGCGTTTTAGCTGTACGCTCATCAAATACTACATATTCATCATCTGCATATATATCATATCCACTATAGGAATAGCATCTCAAAAATCCCTGCGTGAACAAACCATCTTCGGAAATTTGGTTTATCTGGCATTTGAGTTTGATTTTTTTGCCAACGTATTTGTTTGGATTGCGCATTACCTTTTTGTAGTTATATGTTTTACATGCATTTATGAATTTTGCCTTTTTTGCTTTAGCAGCTTTCTTTTCCTTAGCCTTAATCTGCTTCGGTGATAATGTTGGCTTAGCCTTCGCTGCCTTTTTAGGCTTTGCCTTTTGCTTAGATTTTGCCTCTTGCTTGGGCTTTGAATTTGTCTTGCTTTTTTGTGAGTCTTTTTTGACTGCTGGTGTGTTAGTAACTTTGTTGGACACGGATGTACTATTTGTATTTTTAGTATCAGGATCTTTATCCGAATTACCGCATTGATATAGTAATGCACATACTAAGAAAAATATTATAATAGACCATAGGCATCCATGTTTCTTTTTCTTTGGGACATTATTGATATTTTGAACCCCGGCACTCTGAAATCCATTATTAGTTGGTTGAACCGGTGGAGTTTGTTGGATTTCTACCCTTATTCTGCAATTATCGCAATATGCGAAATCCTTGAATATGGGATTTCCGTTTATGTCAGTTCCACATGCTTCTTGACCAAAACGCATTTCTTGATTACATTTTTTACATTTCATTGTGATTCCTCCTTATTTTTGCAATCGTAACTCAATTAGTTTTTTTTCATAACCAGTTAAACGACTTAGTTGATTGATGGTATAATCTTTGTATTCGTATAGCATATCATCAGTAAGTAATAGATTCATAGCAAATGTGTTGGCTTCAATTTCCCTTTTGGAATTAAGTAACAGTGTTTGATTCCGGATGAAGTAGCAGTTTACTTTGCGATGCATGATAGCATGTCCAAGTTCGTGTGCCATAACAAGAGTTCTATCGTGATCTGATAAATCTTCGCTTAAGAATATGCATCTATGGTTTTTAAGGAACATATAGCATCCTTCAAATCCAAGTTTTCCTGTTTGAACAATTATTCCAAGAGCATCGGCTATTTCAAAGGGATTTGTTGTATCAAATTTTTTGATATAGTAGCTTACAAGTTTCTTTATATCCTTTTTCAATAAAATCACCCTAATCCTTTATTTCTTGTTTTTATTTGGATTGTACTTCTCCTTGTTTATTACTTTTAATTGTGTAAGCATAGATTCCAACTGTATCTTAAACAACTCTGCTGATTCAGGAGATAGTTCCTGACCATCGAAAGTTGCAGGACCATCTTCACCGGACTGTAATTTGTGCATAATGTTATCTAGGTCTTTGGCTATATCCTTTTTGTCTCTGGAATTGAGTCTATCATATTCAAAGGCATGTTTTTGGTTTGAATGATGATCATCAATATCTGCAAATATACCTGATAGTCCGTCCATTTCTTGTTGAACTTGTTTGTTTTCTATGTATTGAGAGGTTTGCACATTATATCTTTCTTTTGGAACATCAAATCCCATCAACCAAGATTCGTTTACATCCAAAGCCATACCAAGTATGAAGAGTTTATCTTGTCCCGGTTCTGATTTTCCTGATAAATATTGGCTTACATCGGATTTGTTGAGTTTTATATGATATTCTTCAGAGAATGGTTGTGCTAGTTTCAAAATATCAACTTGCTTTAGATTTCGGTCTTTCATTATCTCTTTAAGCCGTATAGAAGTATTTTTTCTTTTCATTGTAGTCACCTCACTTTCTAATAAGAATATAACATAATTACAATGTAGATTCAAGAAAAAAAACATTGGAAGTTAAAAAAATTGAATTTTTGTATTGACATTATTTTTTGGGGGTGATATGATATGACTAGTTCAAAAAAATGAACAAAACGTGAAAGGAGAAAAATAATGGCATTTGATTACAGGAAACTGCGTGGTAAAATTGTAGAAAAATATGGATCACAGTCAGAATTTTCCGTAGTTATGGGCTTGTCTGAAAGAACACTGTCCTTAAAGATGAACAGTAAGGTTCCGTGGAAACAAAAGGAAATTTGTAAGGCTGCAAGTCTCCTTGATATATCAGATGGTGATATAGGAGATTATTTTTTTACAACAAGGGTTCAAAATGTTGAACAGAAAGAAGGGAAGTAATGAATGATTTAGGAACTGCGTCTATAACTTCTATGGAAGTTGCAGAAATGACTGGAAAGATTCATAAAAATCTTATCCGAAGTATTGAAACATATATGAAGCATTTTAGCCAGCTCAATTTTGAGCCGACCCAATATTTTAAGTTATCTACATATTTAGACGAACAGGAAAAAGAACGAAAATGCTACAACATTACCAAGAAAGGATGCGAGTTCATTGCTCATAAAATGACAGGAATTAAGGGGACGGAGTTCACTGTAAAGTATATTGAGCGTTTCCACGAAATGGAACAGGCAATCAGTCAGCAGAAAGTGGTAGAGCAGAAGCAGGAGAAAAAGAGCTTATCGCAGTGGACTCCAGAAGAAATTGTTGACTGGAAGTTGAACGATCTGCATAAAAGATTGCAAAGGATTGAAAGGCAAGATGAAGAAAAGCCGAAGATTGGACGGTTACAACGATTGGTACCCCAAAAGAAAACTTGGTATGATCGCAACAAATCGAGAATATGGTGCATCACACGCAGCAGGGATATGGAACTCAAAGAGTTGTATCACATCATTCTGGAGGAATGCGGTAGATATTACGATGTGGATGGTGCAATAGACGAATACCGCAGAGAAAACGGAAGAACGATGGTATATCCTATGGATATTGTGGAGGAGTACAGGGAATTGCAGGACATAGCAGATCAGGTATTGGATTACTTTGAGAGGTAGGTGACAAATGATCAAATTAGCAAATAGAGTAAAAAACTTTTTTCATAAGCACTTTGTGAAACATGAAGTTCATTGGGTTCCAAGCACCACGATTATATGCTTGAATTCAGACGGGAGAAAGATATTGCAGATAACAAAGACATTTGCAGATGGAGAAGTAGTTCAGAGAAATTATCAAATAAAATGTTTGTTAGATGAAGGACTGCAAATAACGGCAGAAACGCTTGAGATGGAGAAAATGTTATTTGGTGAACCTACAAAGACAGAACAGTAATGAAAGGATATGGACATGCTTGATTTGTTTCGTAAAATACGATTTAAATTATCGAAGCGAATTTTCTCATTAAATACATCACTATTGGTGACATATGAATTCAAGGAAGAGAAAATTTTGCATATTTCACAATTTGGAAAAGATGGAATTCGTTGCGAAAAGAAATACCAAATCGAGCATCTGTTGGATGATAACTTGCAGGTTACGAAACAGACGCTCGAAATGGAAAAACAAATTTTTTAGAAACCTATTGTTCGTTAATAAGCGACCAATAAGATTCGCCACAATTAGGACATTTTGGCAAAGTTTGATTATCAGATTCAATAATCTCAATGTGTGGTTTTGTAGAGTTACACATTGTGCACATATATGTACCTTTCTTTACTTTGTCATATGTACCAAAATAAGCACTGTCAACAACCCGGATGGATCTGTTCGCATCAGCCGGACTACAAAAGTGACCGGTAAGGGGCAGCAGTATTTTATCAATAAATTTTTAATCAAACAGGAAAGGAGGGCGGTTATATGTTAATGGATGAAATGACATTAGAAGAGGCGTTGGAGTTACATGCTATTGGATTTGAGATTACTCTGAGAGCAGGACAAGTTGCAGAAATCAAGGAAAGAGAGGATTAGCCATGTTAAATGTGACAAGCGATAAGGGGATTTTTGATATTACCAAAAAGGAAATCACAATTCCATTGTCGGAGTACACGGATTTAATCGCAAAAGAGGCGATGTTGTCTCAAATAAGACATGCAGTCTCTAAGGAATCTGGAGACTACGGAACTATCGGCATTGTCAAAGCAATTTTGCAGATTGATGATCCAGAAGACAAAAAATAGGCCCATAGGTATTGCAGTACCGATGAGCCAAAAACAAAGGACTATAAAAGTCCATCACATACAAGTGCATTGTAGCACGGAAAAGGAGAGATTGCAAAGTGAAGATTTTATTGAAGAAGTTACATATGGAGAACTTCAAGAAAACGAAGGATCAGACAATTGACTTCGGCCATATAACTAAGATCAGCGGGCAGAATGCGGTTGGAAAAAGTACGGTGGCGGATGCGTTTATGTGGTGTTTGTTCAATAAGAACAGCTTAGGAGAAGCTAAGTTTCAGGTGCGCCCATTGGATGCCTTTGGTAACCCGATTGATCATGTGGATATTAAAGTTGTCGTAACGCTAGATGTTGATGGTAGAGAGTTCGAATTATCCAAGACACAGAAACAGAATTGGGTGAAAAAAAGGGGGACTTTAGAAGCAACATTGCAGGGCAATGACAATCTTTATGAAATTGATGGCGTTCCAAAGAAAGAAAAGGATTTCAAAACATTTGTGTCAGACATTATCAATGAAGATCTTTTTCAACTGCTGACGAATCCACAGACTTTTGTAAGCAAGAAATGGAAAGAGCAGCGTGAAGAACTAATGAAGATGATACCGGGTGTAGATAACGATACAGTGATCGCATCCAACCCAGATGTGTTGTCGGAGTTGAATCTGGCGTTGTCGCTACACACTCCGGAAGATCTGCAGGCTAAAGCTAAAAAGGCATTATCAGAGTACAAGAAAAAGCAAACCGAGATTCCGGCAAGAGTTGATGAGGTCAGAAAGTCCATGACAGATTTTGATGTGGCAGAATTGGAGTTGCAGCGTAACGGCCTGAAAGAGCAGATTGCTACAGTAGAGAAATCTGAGGCAGAAATGACAGCACAATACGAGGCACACCAGAAAGTGACTGATGATCTGATGGATCTCAAATTTGCTCTTTCGGATGTGGAGCGCAAGGCAAATGAGAGGAATGTTGCAAAAAAGAATTCATTCAGCGATGAATTAGCGCAATATGAAAATGACATCACTTCTTGCAAACGCAGAATGGAAATATGTGATCAGAACATCAGAGATGCCGATGGAACGATTTCGGCTTATGAGAAAAAGCGTGCGGAAATGCACGAAAAGTGGATTGCGGAAAAGGAAAAGGTATACTCTGACACATTGGCATTTGACGAAAAAGAAACGGTTTGTCCATTGTGTGGGCAAAGCTACCCGGCAGATAAAATTGCACAGATCAAGGCAGAATTTGAAGAGAAAAAGGTTGCATTGAAAGCAAATTGGGAAAAGGAACACACCGATGCATTGGAACGCATTGTAGCAGACGGCAATCGTTATAAAGATTTAATTTCCCGAACGCAGGAAAAAATTGTGGATCTGCGCACCAATCAGGAAAAGATCAAAGTCAATTTGCAAAGTGCAGAAACAGAACGAGACCGGGTGATAAAACTGCTTAAATCTTTACCAGACAAGGTTGATTGCTCAGCAAATGCAGAGTATCAGAAACTGCAGGAACAGATTGCATTAAAGGAAGAGTATTTATCTAAAATGAACAGCGGTGCAGAGATTAGACAGCAGCTGAAAATCAAAAAGAATGGTTTGATGGATGAACTTGCTATCGTGGAAAAGCAGATCGCATCAGCAGATAATTCTGCCAAAGAGGAACGCATCGAAGAGTTAGAGGCAGAAATGCGTGAGATTGCTCAAAGTGTGGCAGATGAAGAAAAAATGCTCTATCTGCTGGAGAAGTTCATGAAAGCCAAAATGATGATCCTGTCAAAAATGGTCAATGAGAAATTTGGCATTGTGAATTGGAAGTTGTTTGACAAGCAGGTCAATGGTGCTGTGGTAGAGTGTTGCGAGTGTATGGTCAATGGCGTCCCTTATTCTGCGCTTAATACCGGGCATCGTATTGTAGCCGGATTGGATATTATTCATGCATTGTCTGTTATGCATGATGTGACCGCACCAATTTTTGTGGATAATGCCGAGGCCGTGAATGATTATAACATTCCAGAGATGGAGGGGCAGCTTGTATTGCTGCAGGTGACTGATGACAAAGAATTAAAAGTGGAAAGAGAGGACATGCGGAATGATTAAAGTAACTATTGAAGCGGATGGAGAGGAAAAGAAGATTTTAACAGGAGAAATGCTTAATATGGCTGTATTGGGAGAAGATGGTTGTAAAATTGCGATGGTAAGTCAGCCTACAAAACGAGGAATTAGTTCTAATAATTTTATTCAATCATTGCAGAAGTTAGTGCAATGCTCCATTAAGTCTTTTGCACAGGGGGACAAAACAATGGAGTCCATACTTAAAGTGTGCTTTGCAGAAGCGATGATAGAACGTCCTGATAGTATGAAAGACACTAAGGAAGAGGAGCAGGACAGTAAAAAAGATGTAGAACATCGTGGACTTGATATTCTGCTCGAAATTTTGAGAAAGGTGGTTGAAGAATGATGGCGGCAGAGATTGTGGAAAAGAAAGAAACAAAGGTAGCAGTAAAGCATGACACAGAACTTAGCAAAGGGATTTGGGGAAGTTCCGATAACTGGTTGATGGCTGGGCAGATGGCGAAAGCTCTTTCCTGCAGTACGATCGTACCAAAGGATTATCAGGGAAACGAAGCAAATGCATTGGTTGCCATCGACATTGCCAATAGATTACAGACCAGTCCATTGATGGTTATGCAGAACTTGTATGTGATCCAGGGCAGACCGAGCTGGTCGGCGCAGTTCCTGATTGCATCTGTAAATGGAAGTGGCAAGTATGACATGGAATTGCAATATGACGAAAAGAATGACAAAAACGGAAAGCCGTATTCCTGTCAGTGTTGGACGATGAAAGATGGAAGGAAAGTAACTGGTCCGGTCATTGATATGGAAATGGCAAAGGCAGAAGGATGGACTACAAAGAGCATGAGTAAATGGAAAACTATGCCGCAGATCATGCTTCGATACAGAGCTGCTTCATTCTTTGCCCGTATGAATTGTCCAGAACTTACGCTTGGCTTCTACACACAGGAAGAGGTCATTGACGGAGACTTCAAGGAATATCCAATGGAAGAGATGCGGCAGAGTGTGGAAGATGAGATAAAGGCAAATGCCAATACAGAGGATTTTGAGGAGGTTGTTCCGAAGCAGGAAGAAGACACTGCTGTAACTGACACTGTAGAGGAAGAAGTTCCGGATTTTATGAAAGGTTAGGATGCTCATATGAAACTGAAGTGTTTGGGTAGCGGTAGCAGCGGAAATGGTTATCTGCTTATTGCTAGCAATGGAGAAACGCTGATCATAGATCCGGGGATACCAATCAAGCAAATTAAGAAAGCCTTGAACTGGAATGTTTCGTGTGTGGTGGGTGCTGTGTGCACTCATCATCATACGGATCATGCGAAATCTGTTAAGGATCTGGAGCAGATGGGAATCCCGGTGCTTAAGCCATATGAGAGCTCAAAAAAGATAAGCGTTGATGGTGCAGGATGGGCGATACAATATTTTGAATTGACGGATAAGAATAGAAGATTTATGCACACAAACACCGATGGATCGGAATGTCCTTGCTATGGATTTCTGATTTCACATCCGGAGATGGGACGATTGCTATATATCACAGATACGGAGTTGATCAAGTGGCGCTTCTACGATATCCATCAGATATTGGTGGAAGCAAATTATTCCAAAAAGATCATACAAGAAGATGATCCGAACTATGAGCATGTATGTCGGGGGCACATGGAGCTAGAAACAACATTGGAGTTTCTAAAGGTAAACAAAAGCATGGATCTTCGGAATGTAGTACTGTTGCATCTGAGCGATGATAATTCCGATGCAGAGATGTTTGCCGCAAAGACAAAGGAAGTTGTAGGAATGGCAGATGTTTATGTGGCTGATGAGGGAATGGAAGTCGAGTTGAATAAGGATCCATTTTAGGAAAGGAGCATAAATGAACAAAGTAATTTTAATGGGGCGTCTGACCCGTGATCCAGAGATTAGATATGCCAACAATGAGAATAACACATGCATTGCTAACTACACATTGGCAGTAGATCGCAGGTTTAAGCGTCAGGGAGATGAGCAGACTGCAGATTTTATCCGTTGCGTTGCAATGGGTAAAGGTGGAGAGTTTGCGGAGAGGTATCTGCATCAGGGAACCAAGATTGTAGTGGAAGGTCGTATTCAGACCGGAAGCTATACGAATAAGGATGGCCAGAAGATTTTCACTACAGAGGTGTGGGTGGAATCGCAGGAGTTTGCGGAGAGTAAGGCAGCGTCTGCGCAGAATGGTAATCAAAATGCGTCTGCGCCAACAAGACCAAATGTGGCACAGAACGATAGCGATGGATTTATGAACATTCCAGATGCCATTGAAGAGGAGTTGCCATTTGCAACCAGTTAATGACCGAAATGTCATAAAACTAGGAATCGAATCAGAGCGCTTTGAGATAGTAACAGTTGACACAGCATATGACAAGAAAGGAAAGAGAATATGGAAATCAGTTTACAAGAGTTAGCTGGCGGTGCTTTACAGGAGAAAGTAAATCAGGCGTTTGAAAAGGTTATGCAAAATATGCAGGATCCAAACACGCCATGGAAAAACAAAAGAAAAATCACAGTTGGGATAACATTTGCACAGAATGAGGATCGCACTGACTGCACCTGTGATATTTCGGTGGATACAAAACTTGCAGCGGTTAAGCCGGTGAGCACCAAATTTTGTACGCAGAAAGATTTGGCAACTGGTGAGATTTATGCCCAGGAATATGGACCGGGAATCAGAGGACAGATGTCTTTCGAGGATGTGGACCAAAACATGGTAGAGATTAATGGAAACATGGTTGATACAGAAACGGGGGAAATAAAAGAAGACGGTGTAATTGATCTTAGAGGAGCAAAGCAGGCATAAAGAAAGAAGGTAGGTAAAAATGATTAAAGAAGCATTACAGTATGTCGTTGGTTTAAGTGAACCGACAATCAATGAGATTGATGGAAGACAGTATTCGGATAAGCCGTTGGTTCGCATCGACTATATCCCAAAGGCTAAAGCGATTAAGATGGCTACTCTTAGAAGTTTGGTCGATTATATTAAGTCAGAAGCTGACACAATGAGTGACAAGATGATAGTTCATGTAGTGAGTCCTACACAAGTGAATTTGTTTTCGAATTTGGATTGTGATCGTAATCGTGAATATATGGTAGAGGTTCATGCGGAACTTCCGGAGTTTCCATTTGATCAATTTATTGGTCACGAAACTTTTCTGATTAGCGTGCAATCGAAGTTTGTTCCTAACACAGATTCAGATTTACTATTGAAATTTGCCGGAACAGTAGAAAGTGGGACGATTACAGATTACGGCGATGATGGTATTTCGCAGAAAGCAACAGTAAAAACAGGGGTTGCGTCAAAGGCGGATGCTGTTATCCCGAGCCCGGTCAGGTTGAAACCATATCGTACATTTACCGAAGTGGATCAGCCGGAAAGTGATTTTGTATTTCGCATGAAGGAAGACAAATATGATGGAGTACAGTGTGCGTTATTCGAAGCAGATGGTGGAGCATGGAAATTGCATGCAATGGAATCCATCCAAGAATATCTAGAGGAGCAGTTAAAGGGTGTCGATGGTTTCACAATCATTTCGTAGGCTTACATTGTTCACAGAAAAAGGGGCAGGCTTCTGCCTGCTCCGGTATGATGAAAGGAGAAGCAATGATCATATTGGAAGATATGGGGCAGAAAGAGGAAAAACACACAGTTAAAAATCAATGGTTTTATGAGAACGGTATTGATGTGGTGCGTGTACCGCTGCCGGTGGGAGATTATGTTATAGCAAATGACAAGGCTATAAATGTTTTGGAGCGCAAGGAACAACGCAATATTAAGCCAAAAAAAATGGACTTCTTGGGTACATATTCTACGGCTGTGGATACGAAAGAGAACATAGGTGAGATTGTTAATAACATATGCGGCAAGTCGCATGATCGATTTCGTGATGAATGTATTTTGGCTCAAAATAACGATGTGCAGCTATATATATTAGTAGAAAACGAAGATGGAGTAGCTTGTATTGGAGATTTATACCGTTGGCAGAATCCGAGATTGTACAGATACAATAAAATTAAATATATGCATGGTCTTGGAAAATGGCAGCACATTAAATTGCCAAAGAGACCTCCGACAAAGGGAGAGACACTCGCAAAGGCGATGCTTACAATGGAACAAGAATATGGAGTGCATTTTCTTTTTTGCCATCCAAATGAGGCAGGAGCAAAGGTAGTTGAATTGTTGGAGGGTGGTTGTGATGATGACAGAAGAACAAAAGCTGTTGGTTGAAAATAACCATAATCTGATTTATTTTATGATCCACAAAATGAATGAATCAGTAGAAGAATATTATGATCTGGCTGCGATTGCACTTTGCAAGGCTGCTATAAGTTATCAATCAGATAACGGATCTTTCTCAAATTATGCCTGCAGATGCATCAGAAACGAAATTCTATTGGATCACAGGGCAAGAATGATGCCCAAGCGTTGGATGAATGAATATTTGATCAGTTATGATGCCCCGTCGGTTGTTCAAAATGAAGATGGGGAAGAGAGCATTCTTCTTGATCAGCTTAAGTCTTTTGAATCTGTGGAAAACGAGGCGTTAAGCAGAATTATGTATTTGGAAGTCGTGGCAGAATTAGGGAAGACAGACAGCAAGGTACTGAAATTTTTTGAAATGGGTCTTAAGCAACGGGAAATCGCTGAAATAATGGGAGTGACTCAGGCAAATGTTTCCAGAGTGAAAAGACGTGTGGAAAAGATGTTATGTTGTGATTGATTGGAGGGACTTTATGGCAAAGCAGCAGTTGATAAACAGGGCAAAATATAAAGATATTAAAAGATATGATCATAGTCAGATGGAGCGGTTCGCGCGATCACTGTATGAGAGTGGTTTCAAGGATGGAGCAGTACAGGCAACGGCAACGGAAAAATCCAATACGAGACAGATGGATTTTAACATGTTAAACGAGAGACTTCTTACCATTAAGGGGATAGGAATTGTCAAGGCGGAACAGATTGTAAAGGTCGTGAAAGGGGCGCTGGAAAGTGAGTAGCCGAAGAGCGGCAATGCGCCGTGAAAGAAAGCAGCGAGCAAAAATCGGGAAGAATAAGTCGTCCACTGGCGTAATGCTAAGAGCTGCGGAGCAGGGCAAATTGGACGGTAGAACCATTGCTTTCTGCGTAGCAGCTAATTTGTTGTATGATTTGCACGGATTCCGCAGGCGGCGAATATACAACTTTTTGGAAAAGTGCAATAAGGAAGCCGCAAGATTTGATGATTCTGGATTGCAATTTGTTCTAAAAGTATATGCAGATAGAATTGTTGAAAAATTTAATGATCTGCTTCTGATGGAACACCCTGCGGATGTGGTGGAGCATATCTATTGCAATCAAAGAGATGATTTTTTCATTTCATCGCTGGCACTAATGTTTACTGTCCTAAACGGGGAATATGGTATGGCGTTTAATCAGAAGAAAACAGGAAGGTTGGATGTCATGCTGGAGTACTGTGCAAATGAATACTTGAAATTGCAACTGGATCCGGATGGGCATGATGTGGCATGGTATGTGCGACAGACGAGGGAAAAAACAGGGATTATTTTTTAAAAAATACAGATAGAACTTGCGGAATATCTGGAGGGATAAACATGATAGACGAAAAGAAAGTGATCAAAAAGCTGCAAGATCGCATTGATGATTTTGTATTAAAGCATTCGGACAAGAAAGATTGTGAATCGGTTCAAGTAGTAAAAGAGTTCATACATCTTTTGGAGGAAGAAGCAGTATATGCAGAGCAACAAGAAATAGAAACGTTTGGAAAGGAGTAATAACGAATCCCGGTAAACCGGGTTGACTGCCAAAGCGTGAAAAGTGGCAAGAATAAAAGGGCTGACAGTAGCGTGAAAGAGGCATGAGTGGGAACAATCTTGTGAAAGCCATGTTGAAGTAGCAAGGGAAGCGTAATGCCCTATCCACGAACGGAATTTGTTTCGTGGTGTTATGAAACAAAAACTAACAGTATGCTGGATCAGCGCAGGAATATCAAGCTTTATGGCAGGTTATCTTGCCGGAAATGTAGACAAATGGATCTATATTGACATAGCTGACCAGCACCCGGATAGTATTCGATTTATCAAAGATTGTGAGAAAGCAATCGGAAAAGAGATCGAGATACTACGATCAAAAGAGTACAGCAGTGTAGAAGGGTGCGTCAGAGTATTCGGGGGATTTAGAAATCCCGGAAACGGCTTCGCACCATGCACGAACTGGCTGAAAAAGAGAGTGCGGAAAGAATGGGAAGAGCAGCACAAGGATTACGAATTGACCTATATCTGGGGCTTTGATCTAAAAGAGAAGAACCGGGCAGAGAGGACGATTGAAGCGAATCCGCAGGCAAACCATGAGTTTCCGCTTCTCGACAGGCAATTATCAAAAGAAGAGGTTCATGGACTGTTTGAACGGACTTTTGATTTTGCCCGGCCAAAAATGTACGAACTTGGTTATCCGAACAATAACTGTATCGGATGTATCAAGGGGGGCATGGGTTATTGGAACAATATACGCAAGGATTTCCCGGAAATATTTGAAAGCCGGGCGAAGTTGGAAAGAGACGTAGGATATTCCATCTTGAAAGATAGCAATAGTAAGCCGATTTTTTTAGATGAATTAGATCCGAACAGAGGAAACATGAATACAGAGATTTTCCCCGATTGTGGGATTATGTGCTATTTAGCAGAGAAATAGAAAGGAGTCGGAACTCTGGCCAGAGTGAAGATGCATCGGTTCCTTTCGAAAAGAGATATGATTAATGGAGAATTAATAGTTGATAATTTTGCCGGTGGAGGTGGAGCCAGCACTGGCATAGAGTTGGCAACCGGAAAGAGTGTTGATATAGCTATCAATCATGATCCGGAAGCTATTCGGATGCATAAAGCAAACCATCCAAATACAAAACACTACTGTGAGGATGTATGGCAGGTAGATCCGATAAAGGCGTGCAAAGGGCATCCGGTCGGACTTGCTTGGTTCTCGCCAGACTGTAAACATTTTAGCAAGGCAAAAGGCGGAAAGCCAAAGGATAAATTTATCCGCGGTCTTGCTTGGGTAGCCTGTAGATGGGCGGGACTTGTCCGACCAAGGGTGATTATGCTGGAGAACGTCGAGGAATTTAAGACGTGGGGACCACTAAACAGAGGACATCATCCGATTAAAGCGAAGCAAGGGAAAACTTTTGGAAAGTTTGTGCAGCAGCTTCAGAATTTGGGGTATGAGGTACAATTTCGGGAGCTTGTGGCAGCAGATTATGGCGCACCAACAATGCGCAAGAGATTCTTTATGATTGCCCGGTGTGACGGATATCCAATTATATGGCCGGAGCCGACTCATGCACCCAGAGACAGCGAAGAGGTAAAAGCTGGTCTGTTAAAGCCATATGTCGGGGCATATACGCAGATTGATTTCAGCCGTCCGTGTCCATCTATATTTGACACAGCGCAGGAAATTAAGGAAAAGTATGGAATCCGTGCTGTGCGACCGCTGGCGCCGAAAACGATGGGGCGGATTGCAAGGGGATTGAAAAAGTTTGTTCTGGATAACCCAGAGCCGTTCATCATCCAGTGTAATCACGGTGGAAAGCTTAAACCGAATGATATTCGGGTGCCGATGCCTACCATTACAAGGAAGCATGGTTATGGAATTGTGGAGCCATATATGGTACAGATCGGACAAACTTGTTTTGCAAAAGACAGAAGCAAGGATGTGCGAGAACCACTTACAACGATTGTGAGCAAGAATGAGCATTGTCTTATCAGTCCAACACTGATCCAGTATCATTCGGAGACCGCAAAGGGAGAAGTAAGAGGGCAGAACATAGAGGACCCGATCATGACGGTAGACGGATCAAATAGATATGGACTGGTTACTTCGTTTCTGCATAAATATTATGACGGTGGATATAAAGGAGCCGGGGAAAGTGTTGAAAATCCGTTGCCAACGGTCACGGCGTGGGATCATAACAGCGTAGTAACAGCAAATTTAATCCAGATGAATAATCACTGTGATGGAAGAGATATTACTGATCCACTTCCAACGATTACTGCAGGAGATGGACATTTTGGAGAGGTGCGGGCATTCCTGATTAAATATTACGGGGATGCGACCGGGCAGGATATTAAAAATCCATTGGATACAATAACGTCCAGAGATCGGTTTGGCTTAGTAACCATCGAAGGTGTTGAGTATCAAATTGTTGACATTGGTTTGAGAATGCTGGAACCGAGAGAATTGTATGGGTGTCAGGGATTCCCAGATGATTACATAATCGATCACGATTTTGAGGGACATACATACCCTCGAAGTGAGCAGGTGAGAAGATGTGGCAATTCAGTCTGTCCGCCATTACCGGCGGCAATGGTACGCTCAAACCTGCCCGAACTTTGTGTAGCAAAGAGAATGCCAAATATTACGAGAGATAGAGTGAAAGCCGAAGAAAATGGACAGTTAGCATTTGCATAAGGAGGTTACGAAACATATGAGTGATAGATCAAGGATAACTGCAATGTTATCGCTTTCGATTCAGCGGCATATATGCCCTAATAATGATCCAAGAATTTACTGGGCTAGGGAAGTGACTTTCGACTATGCCACCACGAATGCGGTGCGTGTGGATTTTATGAAATTCAAGCCGGTAAACAATACAGTGTCCGGTATAGAGAAGGGAGACTTCTACTGCTATGAGGTGAAGTCCTCGGTAGAGGATTTTCATTCGAAGAACGGTCACAATTTTCTGGGAGACTACAATTACTATGTGATGCCGGAAGAAGTGTACGAGCAGATCAAGAAAGAGGTTCCATATCATGTAGGCGTATATGTTCCGGATGGAATGAACTACTGGGGTGAGTGGTACAATCTCAAAGCTATCAAAAAAGCAAAGAGAAAAGATAGGAACAGACCAGTATCAGAAATGTTGCTGATGATGTTCCGATCTGCTGCGAGGGATAGGAGGAATGAAAAATGAGAGAGCGCCCAATTTTATTTAATACCGAAATGGTGAAAGTTATTCTGGACGGAAGAAAGACATGCACACGACGATTAGTAAAATTTCTTCCAGGGAAAAACCCACAGTGGACTGGATATATTAAGGACGGATTAATGCTGTATAACGGCAAAAATGAGCCGTGTATCAGAAAAGCGCCATATCAACCGGGGGACATCCTGTATGTCAGGGAAACGTGGTTCAAAGATGTAGACAGATATATGTACCGTGCGAATTATTCTGATCGAGAGAAATTTTATCGTGACAGCAAAGAAATAGAAATGAAGTGGAAACCGTCCATCCATATGCCAAAAGAAGCCGCTCGAATCTGGTTAAAAGTAACTGATGTAAGGGTGGAGCGGTTGCAGGATATTACAGAAGATGGAGCAAAAGAAGAAGGAGCAAACTGCAAAAATGGCAAGAATATTGGATTGGAAGAAAAAATGAGACGAACAGCGATTGAAAGGTATGCAGAAATTTGGAACAACACTGTCAAAAAATCCGCCCTTGACCGTTACGGTTGGGATGCAAATCCGTTTGTATGGGTAATTGAGTTTGAATGGTGCGAAAAGCCGGGAAAGGAGTAGCAATGGATATTAGAAATTTATATAAGGCGAAAAGTGCTCGCAATGGAGAGTGGTGCATAGGAAGCTTACTGCAGCGTAAAGATGAGTATTACATATGCCCAATTTCTGGTATATATACGGTCGAATTTAGCAATGAAGAGGATCTATATGAATTTGGTGGCTTTGTGCTGGTGGATAAAGACACAATTTGCCGATGCACTGGTCTGGTGGGTAAAGATGGAAATATTATTTATGAGAATGATGTTATAAAATATCATTTTGGCGATGTATATGCACAAATCAGATATGGAGCATATCAAAGCTGCTTTGATAGTCAAAAAACAGAGCACATAGGATTTTATGTGGATTGGCCAGAGAACATGAATTATCGCAAAGACTTAGGATATTGGATAAACATGGTTAATGCAGAGGTTGTCGGCAATATCTTTGATAATCCAGAGTTATCAGAAAGTGAGGAATGACAATGGCAGAAAAAAGAATGTTTTCCCGTGAACTGGTGGAAAGTGATCAGTTCTTGGAACTTCCGTTATCCGCACAGGGGCTTTATATGCATATTTGCATGGAGGCGGATGATGATGGTTTTGTGAATAATGCAAACCGGATCCGAAAGGTTGTTGAAGCTTCGCAGGAGGATTATAGGACTTTATTTGACAGAGGTTACCTACTACAGATGGCCAATGGCTTGGTGGTTGTGGCACATTGGAAAATATGCAATAGCATTCGAAAAGATCGGTATAAGCCTACTGTACATCAGAGCGAATACAAGAAATTAAAGGTTTGCGACAATGTATATACGTTAAGTCCCGAAAATGGGAAGTCGGTAGAATCGGTGGATGACATCTCACAGGTTAAGATTGTGGAGAAATTTGATGAATTTTGGAAGGCCTACCCAAGGAAAGAGCATAAGGCAATGGCAGAGCAGGAATATGCCAAATTGATAGTGCAGGGAATTAAAGAGGAAATGTTGATTGCATCGGCCAAGGCATATGCTAGAGCAAAGGATGGACAGGATCCTAAATATTTGAACTGCCCGGATTCGTGGCTGCAGAAATGCATTTATTCGGATTATGAAGTGAAAGAGGAAAAGCCAAAAGGACCGCAACAACAACCGGAAGAAGAACCGGGAATAGATATGTGGAACGGAGAGGATGAACCGAAAAATGGGGAAACTGTATGAATTTAAGGAAGAGGATGCCTATTCTTTCGCCAGACATGTACATATTCAGGCTAAGGCAAGAGGGCGTGAACTTCAATTTTTTCACTGTCCATACTGTAGAGGCGGCAAAGGTGGCAAGGACAAGGGAACCTTTTCTATCAATTTACAAACTGGACAGTTTAAGTGTCTCAGATCAAGCTGCAGTATTTCCGGCAATATGATCACCTTGGCAAGGGACTTTGATTTTTCATTGGGAATAGAGGTTGATGAATACTATCAGCCTAGAAAACAGTACAGGCGTTTGAAGACGCCTAGCAAGCCTATAGAGCCACTACCTGAATCTGTTGAGTATTTGGAGGGTAGAGGGATTTCGGAGGCAGTAGCAAGACAATATGAGATTACAGTGCATGCAAAGCGGGATGATGTCTTGGTGTTTCCGTTTTTTGATGAAAATGGAAAGCTACAATATGTTAAATATCGAGACACGACCTTTTTCAAGGGAAAAACCTATATAGATAGGGATGGACAGCAGAAGGCAGCGGCAAAGGAATGGATGGAAAAAGATTGCAAGCCGATTTTATTCGGCATGAAACAATGCGGGAAGGATCGCAAGCGGTTGGTGATCTGCGAGGGACAGATGGACAGCCTTTCGGTGGCAGAGGCAGGAATTGGATGTGCAGTAAGTGTACCAGGCGGAATGAATAACTTCCGTTGGATCCCTTATTGTTGGAATTGGGTGTGCGAATTTGAGGAAATTGTGGTTTTTGGCGATTATGAGCGTGATCATATGACATTACTTGAAGACATCCGTAAGCGATTCCCGAACAAGATTCGCTATGTGCAAGAGGAAGATTATAGGGGATGCAAAGATGCAAATGAAATCTTGCAAAAGTATGGAAAGGATGCTGTAAAGACTGCAGTTGAAAATGCTATTGAACAGCCGGTGAAACAGGTGGTCGAGCTTGCAGATGTTAAGCGGCGCGACTTAAAGGATATACCAAAGTTCAAGACAGGATTTCGACAACTCGATTCATTCCTTGGCGGGTATTTTTACGGTGGTCAGCTTATAATTCTCACCGGAAAGCGTGGACAAGGAAAATCCACAGTAGCAAATGAGTTTTGCGTGTCTGCACTGCAGCAGGGTAAGAGCATATTTGCCTATTCCGGAGAGCTGCCGGACTGGCAATATAAAAGCTGGATTGATTTTCAGATTGCAGGTCCGCAGAACATCGTAGAGAATGCATTGTCTGATGGTTCCGTAAAGCGATTTATCACGAATAGCAACCAGGACCAAATTGAAAACTGGTATCGGGGTAAATTTTACTTATATGACAATAATGCCGTTGAAGACGATGAACTTGTGGATCTGGTAACGACAATAGAACATTCTGTGATGCAGTATGGTATTGATCTGGTCATTGTGGACAACCTTATGACGGCGTTAGATGTGGATATGGCTGCAGATGAATATCGTTGTCAAAGCAAGTTCGTAAAAAAGTTGAGTCGGTTAGCGAAGCGGTTGGATGTTGTTGTGATTTTAGTCGCACATCCACGAAAAAACAGCTTTACAAGCGATGAAAACGATGCGGTGAGCGGTTCGGCTGACATAACCAATGCTGCGGATATAGTGATGACATTCAAACGGGATGAAGACACTCCAGATCACAATTATTTGTCTCTGAGCAAAAACCGCTGGTTTGGAAATTTGACAAAGAAAGATGGCATTGATCTCTGGTATGATCAAAGATCACGGCGAATCATAGACAGATCCAAGAAAGATTTTTTCTACGAGACTGGTTGGAAGGTCGAACCGGAGCAACAGAGTTTTGATGGATTTTTCAATATACCGGATGATATGGAAAATCCATTTGAGAAATGAGGGAATGCGAATGGCAAAGAAAATAGAAGGAGAAAAGGAATTTTTTGGAGAATGGTATATTTTACTGCAAAAATATGGATTTCCTCCGGATATTCACAACGAATCCAAAGAGGCAGTTCATTTTTGGAATTGTCTGTGTGATGATGTGAGGAATTTGAATAACAAATACAGGACGCATCAATTACAACCGTTTTTTAGGGAATTGTGCCTTGACTTGATCGGTGAGGTGCGGCGCAGAAGCAAAGCGATAACAAAGGAAAGGGGATGACGGAAATGGCAAGAGGAAGATTAGATGTGCCGATATGGGAAAAGATGAATTTGACGATAGAGGAGGCCGCCGCATATAGCAATATAGGAATTAACAAAATAGATGAGATGGCAAAGGCTCCAAACTGTTCGTTTGTATTGTATATAGGGAGAAAGAAGCTTATTAAAAGAAAAGAGTTTGAACAATATATTGCGAAATCTGTTGAAATTTGAAAATATGGACTTTTAAGCCTTGATATGATAATATATTAAAATGTATCAAGGCTCTTTTCTTTTGGAAGGAGTTGATTTTATGGGCAAAGATCTAAGAGGAAGAGAGCTTGGCGTAGGAATATGTCAGCGAAAAGACGGGCTGTATACAGCTAGATTTATTAGCAAGCGCACAGGAAGGCCTGTTCAAAGATATTTTCCCAAGTTGCAGGAATGTCGTAATTGGTATGCTGATGCAAGGTTTCAAGATGAACATGGTGAAATCAATGCCGGTGGTGATATGACAGTCACAGCCTGGTTTGAGTATTGGCTTAATAATATAAAAGGCGATACTATCAGACCAAATACGATAAGAAATTATAGGGAAAGGTTTGAACACAATATCAAAGATTGCATAGGGAATATGATGTTATCTGATGTAAAACCAATGCATTGCCAGAATGTTCTAAATCAGATGAAAACCAGATATAGGACATCGACAATATATCAGGCAAGGATTACTTTGTATTGTATGTTTGCGGATGCGGTTGAGAATGATGTGATCTCAAAAAATCCGGTTACAAAAGCAGTTAAATACAATATTGGTAAAGATCCTAAGAAAATAAGGGCATTGACAGTGCATGAACAGAAAAAATTTCTGGAAGTGGCGAAAGACAGCAGCAATTACAATCAGTTTGCGTTTGTATTACAGACTGGATTAAGAACAGGCGAAATGATTGGCCTTAAATGGTCTGATATTGATTTTGAAAAGAAGGTCGCACATATTCAACGATCAATGGAATATCGGCATTCTGTTGGTGAATGGAGAATAGGCAAACCTAAAAGTAAATCGGGATACAGGGATGTTCCTTTGACAGAAGAAGCGATTCGATTATTGAAAGCACAGAAGGAAAAGATGACAAAAATGAAAGTTATTAATATGGAATTTTCAGAGTTTGTGTTTTTGAATCGTAAGGGCGAGCCTACAAAGAACTCAGCGTACGACTCAACATTGTTCAAATTGTGTGATAAGGCTGGTATAGACAGATTTTCGATGCATGTACTTCGACATACTATGGCTACACGGTGTATTGAAGCAAATATGCGACCTAAAACCTTGCAGGTGATTCTCGGACATTCCAATGTGGGAATTACTATGAATCTTTATGTTCATGTGACTGAGGAGGAAAAGGTAAAAGAGGTAGAAAAGATAGAAAAAGCCCTAAAAATTGTGTAGTAAATTGTGTAGTAAAAAAATATAGAAAGGCGAAAACCCCTTAAAATGGGATGTTTTCGGATAGGTATAGGATAAAATGAAACTAGGAATTGTGATTTACTAGCAATTTCGATATAGGTTTCTATATCTTGATAAATGTCCTTAAAGCCTTATAAAATGGGAGATTGCGATAAAAATTAGTTCGATAAAAGTTGTTATAACTTGATGTTATTCAGTAGAAAATTGGTACATAATTGGTACATGGCGAGTGAATGGATAAAAGGAAAATATGAAACTAGAAGTGATATCACGAGCCTCAGTACTCAAAATGAATGTTGATTGAGGGGATCAGATAAAAACATTTTAATAGCTTTTGCTTGATTTATTTTACATTTTTATAGTGAGGATGGATATAATATATGTAAGAGGTATTATAGATTTGATATATGGAGATAATGATATATGTGATTGAAAATATTAGGGAAAAGTGCACGGTTATTTTTGAAACCTATATAAAGAATAATACAATGTTTACTATAGCAATTGATTTTGCTGTGTATGTGTGTTAGTATATAGGTAGAAAAGATAAGGAGCACGGATATTTCCCCAGTTATGGATATATATTAACTGAGGTGATTGGCTTGACAAATAAAAATGAGAAAGGAGAGATTACTATGAACGCATGTGTTTTAAAACCAACATTACCATTTGTAACTCGAAAAGAAATAAAGAAAACACCAGCTTCTGTGGAGAATAGAAAAAGGGTTGAGTTTATGGATTCTCATAATTTTTCCTTCAGTGTAGATAAAAAAACAGGTGTTTTGCAAAGTAAAGTGGAAAAGAAGTAAGATATGAATATAAAAAAATACACAAAGGAATATGAAAAATTAGCGAGAGAATTCACTTGTGGAAATACTATAATTGATAATTTTTTACATGATGGTAGTGCCTTGGATATGAATCGAGGCATTACCTATGTTATGTTATCGGATGAAAATGATTGTATTATAGGTTATTATAATATAGAAAATGGCAGAGTTGATCGTATAGAAACTGTAGGAGAAAATGATCTTTTTGAATTAATGGGGGGATCCATAAACATAAATTATCTTGCAATACATAGTCAATATCAGGGAATATTGGTTGCGCAGAATGAAGATCACAAGGTCTATTTAGGTGATTTATTGTTACGTGATTGTGAAAAAAGAATACTTAAATTACGAGAAGAGACAGGAATTTCTTTTGTAACATTATATTCTACAGAAGAGGGATATAATTTATATCATGTGCGGAATGGATATGAGGATTTTGAAGACGATATGAATACCGTTGTGCAGGAAAGTGATATGGGATGTCATAAACTTTACAAGTGGGTAGATGATATTGTCGAGTAATAAATTAAATTTGCAGTAAGCTTTTTTTGAAACTCGTAGATGTTAGCGGAAGAAATGTATTGATTTATAAAGTTGTTTTATAGGATTCGCAGTTCATTTAATTGACATTGGAGATATGAAGTAGATTTGGTAATAGAGTTTACTGACGATTCCAATGTCTTTTTTATTTTGCTAAAAATGATTCTTTTAAGGAATTTAAAAAATGATGTTTTAATATGTGATATAAGGGGAATATTGTTGTACTTTAAGGAAATGTTATGATAAGAAAATATGTATAATTATGTGGCGATGTACATGAATAATTTAAAAATCAAGAAAAGTTAATGAGTAACTGTTAAAAATCTGGTAATTAGAAGATTATAAATTGATTGAAGAGTGCACAGCAATACTTTAAGGAGTTTTCAGATGTATTACTGTGCAGTTTATGCTGTTATTCAATGAAATTAGTTATTAAAATGTTTTCTGTATTAATAATATACTTGTAGAAATCAGTAGTTTTAATACGGACACTTGCAAAATTGGAGCCATTGCCCATTATTATGTATTTGGTATTGATTTGATCTAAACTAAGTAGATAAATCTTTTCTTGATAGTTAGGATTTCTCTTCAAATTCATAATTACAGTAAGCGGAGATATGGTTCCTTGATAGAATCTTTTTATTACAGATGGCTCTGGGACAAGTTCATATTTAGTATGATCGAATGTTACCCGTTTGTCATATGGTAAAATTGCATAAATCCATGTATATCCGCATTCTTTTCGTTCCTTTTTCTGTAAAATAACAGTTTTAAGAAGAGTTGTATTAGCCATAGATATTTCATTTATCTGAAGACTTCGATGTAAACTCTTTGAATCAGGAGAGAGCATATGAGTAATAGATTCAAAAGGAATTCCCTTGCTCTTAAGATAATTCAGTATCATAGATTGATCAATAGGAATATCTTGAGAAATTTTTTTATGAGCAATCAAATTTATTAATTGTCCATGAGAACCCTTTGGTGCATATAATTTATCAGCTTCACGAATTTCATCCAAAATCTCTCGTGAGTATTCGTCAGGATCAATTAGGGCTGAAATATATGGATATGTCGACAGACTGATTTTGCTTTGATCAAAAAATGGCAAAAAAGCTGACAGAAAATTTTCTGGAGAATAAGCTTTTAGTCTTCTCAGCATAGATTCTTGTTCACTGGTTGTATGAGTCCAGTAGTCTGCAATGTATGTAGGATAGATCTCAAATCGTTGATCATGAATGTAATGTTTATTAAGAACGATAGCCTCCTTATTATAAACAGATATATAAATAACTCCATTTTCTGACAGCCAGTTATAGGCATAGCGAATAAAACGTGTTAAATCGCTGATCTGGCTTCCCGCACCATATCCTATAACAAGAAGATCTACTTTTCCATTAAGTTCATTTGGATATTGGTGCATCATATATTCCGGATTCAGATGACATAAGCGTAGGGAAACATTAGTAGGAAGGAAGTGATGCTTCGACCTTTCTTCTAGAGTATTCATAATATAATAAGCATTCTGCGAGGAAGTGAGTAGAATAAGCTTTTCACAACGGTCGATAATATTAAGTGTTGTGAGTGAGTTTGGAGAACATATTTCAACTGCAAGAGGAAGTTTTTGTTCTTTTGATTTTAAAACTTTGTCAACTTCTTGCGCAATTCGTGTTCGTTCATAATTAATTGTGTGTCTGGATAAATATGAATATTGGCAGATATCTTTGAGTAAAGTATTCTTGGCGTAATGCTCAAAGTTACGTAGATTAGTACGTTCTTTATACGAAACCAGAATTTCATTTAAGGTTTTGTCTGCCGCTTTTTCATCTTTTGCTCGGTCAATTTCTTTATGGAGTTTTTCACGATATGGAACAAAAATTATTTCATTACTTATAACTGATAAATAAGACATTAATCTTTCAAAAATCAGTTGAGCGTATTTGTGACAATCAATAATCTGATTAAAATTTACGGAATCTTTTTGTAATAATTGTAAACCTTGAATTGAAATCTGATCTAATGTTTTACGAGTTATAAACTCAAAGAAAAGATTGTTTTTTTCCATTAATGCAGATTGAACAGAAAATGGAACCGATTTTTTATCTATATCAGTAATAAAAAGTATCATATTCAGGTTATTCAAAGTTTTTAAACGATCAATCATATATGAAAAGTAGTTGAGTTCTCTGGTATTAGAATGATCTATAGGATAATTTGACAATAAAATACCCACATGATATGTGTTAGGAAATTTCAAAATTAAATAATTAAGTTGACTAGTGCAAGGAGTTAGCTCAGAGGTATATTTAGGGCTATATATTAATGGAGCATAAGCAGGAGCTAATCCGTTTTCGTTGTCATGGATAATTTGCTCACTAACCTGAAAATAATCTCTAAAGGGAGAAAGCAAGACCTTGGTCTTTTGAATAATATTTCTTGTGCCAATTTGATCCTGTAAATAATGTTTGTTAGAGAAATCCAGCTGTAGTAATTGTTCAATTATTTTTTTAATTGAGTTATCATCATCAAAGATTTCCTGCACATAATCTCTAGTAATACCATTCTTTTCCAACATAAGCAGTGTATATTCGGAAAAATCATCAAAATGTGTGTAAATTTCATTTTGAAGAGCATTTATCACAGTATTAAAGCTTCTGGTTTGCACATGTCTATTCTTTTGTATTGCCCATGCATGCAATGATTTTCTATCTTTACCGGTTATCTTTTCTAACTCATAAAATGAAACTTCTCTTTTTTCATTTAAGTATTTTAAAATAATGGAAAGAAGCAATTCTTTTGTTATTATCATGATTAATTCTCCATAAAACAAACAATAGTTTCATAATCAGTATACCATATTAACACTAAGATGTGTAAAAAAATATTATTATAATGGTGGAATTTAGTGGAATTTAGTGGAATTTGCAGCAGTTTAATGTATCGCAAATTCTCTCAAGTGTCTCTTATAATTCTCAATCATATATGGTACTAAATAGATATAGAACGGAGGGAAGGAAATTACCAGTAGCAAAAAAACAGCAATGAGAAGGTGTGATAATTCGATAAACTGTGATGAATGTTATTAAGAGATGAAATTATAAGAAGTACTTATATTTTATTAGTACAGAATAAAGCGGAAAGGAGATAAGCTATGGAAAATAACAAGTTAGAAAAATGTTTTAAAAATTGTCGAACTTCTATTTACAAATCTGAAACAAGTGAGTTCTTACTGTCGAGAATTGCTGGAAGTGAACAGGAAACAGATATGTCAGTTCCTTCTAATTGTGAAGGCTATGGACGTATCCACCACTTTAGACGTAATGTTACTAATTGGGTGCAAGATCCATTACCAAATGATCCAGCATGTAAAGCACTGAAAATCCCTTATACTGACGTGCTTGAAGCGCAGGTTTTTCAGCTTGCATCATGCAATGTTAATTGTTGGTATTGCTTTGTACCAGATGAATTGAAGCGAGGAGGAATGATTAATGCAAAATGGCTTACAGCCGAAGAGATGATTGGACTGTATAAGAAATCAGATACTGGTATTAGAGTAATTGATTTATCAGGAGGTAATCCAGAGTTAGCTCCAGAATGGATTTTGGAAACAATGAAAGCGCTTGAGAAAAATAACCTCGCAAATGAGGTATATTTATGGGCTGATGATACGTTGACAACTGATTATTATTTTGAATATCTTTCTAAAGAAGAATTGGAATATATGGCATCATACAAGAATTTTGGAAAAGTTGGTTGCTTTAAGGGATTTGATAACCATTCATTTGCTTTTAATAGTAAACTTCCAGAATACATTTACGAAAAGCAGTTTGAGCGGTTTGAAAGATATGTTGATATGGGATTAGATATTTATGGATATGTAACATTAACTTCTGACAACTATGATGGCATTGAGGAGAAGATGGGGGGATTTATGGATCGTTTGCAAAAGATCCATCCAATTTTACCATTGAGGATTGTGCCGCTTAAAATTTTTGCTTTCACGCCAACTGGTTCAAGATTAAATAATCATTATAATATGGCACTTAAAAATCAGAATCTTGCTATTAAAGCATGGGTGGCTGAGCTTTCAAAACGTTATTCAAAAGAACAGCTTACTTGTAGAATTTCAGATAACACGTATTGAATTGTAGTAAGAAAGGAGATTACTATGGTGATTGATAATATTTCATATTTTATGAGTCAAATGGATGATACGGTATTAACATTAACGAAAGAGTATGATGACTTTTATTTGATAATGAAAAACAATCACGGTATTCATCCAATCGATCTTCAGCAGTCAATTAAGCGGTTATATTGTAAGAAAAAAATTAAAAAATCAAAATATACTAGGATAATGGCATCTGCATCAAATAAGCATATTTACTGCTCTGAAGATATGCCAAATGTACTTCCAGTTCCTCATATTTTGGATTATGATTGGCGATTTAGCCGCGTGGGACTTGAGTATATGGCTAATGTTATTAAACAAAATCTCAAAAAGAACAATGAAGTGGTTGTTTTTCTCGGAACTCCAACGTTATTTAGATATTGTTATAGTAAAAATTTTTTTGGAGTAAAATTAGTACTAGTTGATATCAATGCAGACAAATATTCTGGTGGCATTGATCCTGATCGTGCAGTATGTATTAAATGTAATTTAAATGATGTTTGTACAGAACTTTTTTCGATTCATGCGGATATTGTTGTGATGGATCCTCCATGGTACTTAAATTATTATCAGCTTTTTTTTGATAGAGCTGCTATAATGAGTGATTTGGGCACCCAGATTATGTGTATCATGCCACCAAAGTTTACTAAGTCAGAGACTGAGAGTGAGACCTACTCACTGTTAGAAATGCTCAAAAAAGGATATGGTTTTGTTAAAAAACATTATTTTACAGGTGTGGTAACCTATCATACCCCACCATATGAACAAAATGTATTAAAAGCAAATGGAATATGTTGCAATCCAAGAAATTGGAGAACGGGTGATCTCCTTATTGTTAAAAAATGTATAATGCTGTGGTCACTCATCCCCCAAATTTCAGTATTAAAGAATTGCAATGGGATGAAGTGTGTGTAAATAATATCCGAATCAAATACAGAGCGTATGAAAGCAAGATTGATAACTATAACATTGAATTAGAGCGTATTTTTGATGGTGATATTTATCCATCTGTTAAAAGAAGCTTTGGGGGCAAGAAAACCATTAATGTTTGGACTAGTGGTAATCGTGTTTTTTGGTGTAATAATGTAGCAATTTTAAAATTGATTCTTCATAACATCGACAAAGACATTTTCGATGTTATAGTGGAAAATGGTTATAAAATTCCTAATAAGGAAGAGTTAGAGCAGCTTGAGAAAATTCAGGGAATGCTTCAAGGTGTAATACGTCTTGAAGTAGAGGAATATGGTTCATCGTGGAGGATTGCAATATGATTGATAAAGAAATGATTTTGACACAATTAGTTGATCGAATTAAAGAATCTGGAGATCAGTATTGGATCTCAAAAATTGAAGCCCTTAGTGACAGCCATCTTCATGTGGCTGTCATGGTTGAACCTTACATCACAAAAATTATGAAAGGTGAAAAGACTATTGAATCTAGATTTTCGCAGAACAAAATTGTACCATGGGGGCGGATATTTCCTGGTGATATTATAATCATTAAACGGTCAGGAGGAGGTTTTGAAGCTGCTTTTGAGGCTGGCGAGGTAATTTCAAAGGAACTTACGTCTTCTTCAGAAGTAGAACAAATAAAAAATGATTTTAATGATCGTTTGTGTATAGAAAATGATTGGTGGGAAAAAAATTAAAAAGTAGATATGTTACT